TTTTTAGAAAAGTGGAAGAAGGTAAGTTTAATGCTTACTCTGATACAGAATATCTTACTAAAGAAACGTGTGGTGAATATCTAAAAAGTACAAAAGAACATTTTTTTAGCAAACGTGTTTAACCGCTTTATGGCATAAATAGATAGATTATGATTAAAGAAGTTCCAGATCCTACGTTTGAATGTGAGGGATGTGTTTATGATGGTAAGTTTGAGTGTCTTCAGCATGCATGTTGTGCTGACCCAAACAATCCAATTAAATACATTGAGGTAACAGAGTAACTAACCATCCTCTCCTGCAATAGGGAAAGGGTAAAAAAGAGAATATGGCAGAAATTATTTACTTTGGAACAAATGGGTGTTCTGGGCATTATCCTATTGGCATTGACAAAACTCTGACACATGCAGAATATAAAATATGGTGTGAATGTGATAATGAAGCTTGGATAAATTACATTCAAGAAAATCCTGGTCGCCACCTCATCAAGTATAATGGAGAGGTTTATACAAATTATGGTGTTCCGTTTTCTGTAGACGAAGACAGAGTTGGTGACCATACCGAATTGTTTTGGAAGGGCATTCATACAGAAGAGGAAATTGTCAATTTGATAAAGAATAATTCATTTTTATCAAAGCAGTTTAATTTAAAGTAAAATAATTATGACAAAAATGAATGTAACAGAAAAGGACTTTGAAGCTTTCTTTCAAGCAACAGAATCCCTTATGGCTATGTCTGGTACTTTAGATGAAGGCTTTGATGAAGAGGCTTATGCTATAAACAGACAGTTCAAAAGTTTCAAGCGAAGATACTTAAAGGCAAAGGAGGATAAGAAATGAACAAAGAAAAAATAAAATCAGCTATTGAAAAGACTATTCGTTATATGAATGGTAACTATTATTCAAAATTTGAAGAAAAAATGATTGTTGGTTACTTGGAAGGAGCACTTAAAGAATTGGAGGATAAATAATGAACAGACAACAAGCCAAAGAGCTGCTGCCTATCATACAGGCATTTGCAGAAGGTAAAACTATACAGGTACAAGAAGATATTGATTGGTGCTATCTGGGAAATGATGCTGATTTTAATCTAAATCCGTCAAGATACCGCATCAAGCCAAAGCCCAATTACCGCCCATTTGCTAATGCAGAAGAATGCTGGCAGCAAATGAAAAAGCATGAGCCGTTCGGGTGGATAAGGAACAAGAAAACTAAAGAGTATGAACTTCTGCAACGCGTTGCACCTAAAAATGGAGTAATAGACCAATACGCCTGTGCATTTAAAAGATGGGTTTTTGCCGATGGCACGCCCTTCGGTATTAAGGAGGAATAGGTAATGATATACAAAGCGAAAGAAGGGAGCAAGGCTTACGAGTACATCAAGAGCGTTTGCGAAGCTGAAGACAAAGAACTTGAAGCTTATTTTAAAAGGTGTAAAGAAGCTGTAGGTTTTGAGTTTAAACAATTTGGCGGCTACACACCAGACTCCACAATGATACGTATTTGTAAAATTGAGTCTATTTTAGTAGACAAAGAAACATGGGAACGGCTTGACAAAAAGTTATGGAAAAAGGAAGATGTGTCCCATGATTATGTAAGGATTGTTCTTGTCAGAAGAACCAAGCAAGGGAAAGCTATTGGCGCTGTTTTATCTTCATATAATGCAGTTACTAATTACAGAAAAATTCTCGAACAGCTGGGATTAAGGGAAGGGAATAATATTCGCTTCGCACTTCCCCAACTTCGTTATTCCCAAGGACATTGTTTTATCCGTTTAGACGACAATATCCGAGCTGACAAGGACAATCCAGACCTTGTAGAAATCACAATGTCAGAGTACGAACGATTAATTGAGAAGGAATAAAAACTATGAGAACAATCAAATTCAAGGGCAAATGTATCAGTCCTGAGTTTAAAGGCAAAACAGCGTGCGATTCGCTCCTTACGATCCCTGACGGAACGGACTGCTGTTACACTAAATGACATTGCAATGAATACCTTCGATTAGTGCATCTTGACCGTGAGGTTAGGATGCCTTTTTTATTTCCCATCATTCCCCAAATTCATTACTCTAAAGCTTATCTAAAGCTTGTCTAAGCTTATCTAAGCGTGTCTAATAAATTCTTCATATACTTTATTCATATATTCATAATCAGCGTGTCACAGCGAAAAACTGATATAAACATTACTCCTTAGTTTAAAAGTTAGCTAAAGTTAAACTATTGGTTATCAGTAAATTACAAGTTTTAAAATTTGGTCAATAGCAAAAAAATGACTACCTTTGCAACAGATAATTAAAACAATAACAACTTAAAGTTAAAGAGCAATGAATAACGACTTTGGAATCTACACGGATTTATATAATTCTATAATCAACGACTTGGAAAGTGGTAAATTTTTACCAAATATGAAAGCCATTCGTAACCAGATTAGAGAAGCAAAAAAATCAATAGACGTTTTAACGAAAGGTTCTGTCTTTTGCCAAAACCTTGAGATGTTGGAGAAAACAGAACGTAAATTACAGTTGGCAAAAGATAAGCTAAATGCAATGAACGCCGTGGTAGTTTATATAAAAAATAGACAAAAAGTAAAAGAGCAATGAATAAAGTAACAGTTATCCAATCTAACATTTAATCATATGAGACAGTCAGTTTTAGAAATTAAAGAACTTGCTAATAGAGCAGGACAAGGTATAAGTATGGACCCAGAACGTATGGGCGCAAGTCTTTTACAAGAGTGCGAGAGCGGTTTGAACTCTTTCTTAGCACAAATCCCCGAAGAACTGCAAAACGAGTACGAGAAACGTTATATCTCTAAGTATAGCGAATGGCTTCATGCTTTGAGTCGCACATTCTCAGTAATGGTAACTGGAGCAGGTAATTTCAACAACCGCAGACATCAGAAGATGAATGATTACGAGCAATCTGCACGTGAGCGTTTTGAGACTTGGAAAGAGAAGGTTGTGAAGCGTATAAACCGCCAACAGCGTTTGGTAGGTTGGGAGGAAGTTGAGCGTTTGCAGAGCAAGCTCGACACGCTTACTGAACTGCAGGAGAAAATGAAAGCAGTGAACAAGATCGTCAGAAATGGCAAATTATCAGACGAAGAGCAGCGTGAAGAACTCGAAGCTCTCGGATTGTCCGAGAGTTCAATAAACGGGTTAATGGCAGAACCTCCGTATTCATTCATGAAGAAAGGTTTTCAAACATATCAACTCTCAAATAATCTTGCCAAAATTAAAGATACAGAGCAGGCTATTAAGCGCCATACAGTTATGGCAACCACAGAAGACAAAGAATATAAGTTTGACGGTGGTAAAGTTGTTATATGTAATTCAGATGAGCGTATACGTATATATTTCGATGAGATACCAAATAGTGAGACAAGGTCTATGTTGAAGGGAAATGCTTTCAAATGGTCTCCTAAAAACAAAGCATGGCAGCGACAGCTTACGCCTAATGCAAGATTTGCGTTAAAAAATTACATACAACTTCCAGGCTTTACATTCATTACAGACTAAAGCCCTAATTGCTCCATATAAGGCGCTATAAGTAAGTTTCTTTATAACGCCTTATATCTTTTACATTTCAAAACATTAAAACAATTATGGAAGCTACAATTAATCAAATACAGAAAATCGTTTCAGTTCTCACATCAGACGAACAGCAGCTACTCAAAGACACCATCAACTACGGTCCATGGGGCGATAGCGATTGGGAGTTTCTTGATGATAACGAGAAAGTGGAAACTGTTGCAATGTATGGTTACTGCACCAATGACGCAAAGAGGGCTGGACATTTCAGCGGAAGAAAGGTATCTTCTATGTTCCGTTCTATGTATAAGAAGCTATGCCCAACAAATCACAATCAGATAGGCAGATACATTTCACATTGTAATGATTGGTGGGGTGATGGTAGTGGAGATATGCTGTTCATCAGAACAGGATACTACAATGCATTTGAAGAATGGGCAAAATAGCCCGCATCCCAAGTCTTCGTCACACATCAACAACAATTTAAACACATACAGCTATGAAGATTATGACCAATAATTATTCGTCCGTTACTTTTCGCTATCGTGCAATTTTTTTGGATGGTAGTAAGCAATATTTTTTTGATATGGCTGACTTGCGTAGGCGTATTAAGAAGTCTGATTTGTCAAATATTTCGGACTTCGAAAAGTATTACAAAAATACTGGTTGGGTATTAATTCTTATTCGTTTTAAAAATTAATTATATGGAGAAGTACACACAGAAATTTATCAAAAGCCTTGTCAGCAATGGATATGCAGTCGACGTTACTAATAGTCTCAGCAGAGAAGCTATACCCGAAGGATATTTCAAGTTAGGATATTCTAAAGGTGTTCATGGAATCAACGGACTTATAATGAAAGGTATAAGTGGAAGGTTGTACGTAGTGACAAAGGGAAATACGGCGATACATATATTCTAAAAACATACAATTATGAAGAAGTACATAATAGTATATTACAAAAGTAATGCGCCTCACGGATACGAGGAATGTATGAGGTCATTACCAATGACGAAGGAAGATTGCGAACGCCATCTTATCAAGAATGGACTCTTCGAAAACCCAGTACTCCCTCGTGTGTGGTATCCGAAAGACAAGACTAATGCTTTTGTTCAATGTGAGTTAGCACAAGTAGAGGACGCATAATCTATCATCCGTGAGCGATAAGGCGCACATCGGGTTCGAGACCCGACACGGAACAATATAGTAAATGCTCGTAATAAACAATTTGAAAGTATTTGTTTATCAAAAATGCTTGAATAACAAATACTTTTAGTATATTTGCAAAAAAGCCGCAAATATGGATATAAAGGAAATTATTGGTAGTGCAAATACTATAGACCAGAAAATTAACGAACTGAAGAAGAGGACAATATGTGTTCCCTTATGGAGTGTTTTGCTTAAAACTTATGAGACTTCTAACCATGAAGTTCTAACAGACACATTGAGTTTGAAAGATAAAGAGAATGGAGAGAAGTCTTCACGTATTGCTATCGGTTTGGATAAATTACTTGCAAGCCGTTTTAATCAATTTACATTTGCCATACCTGTAAAACGTGAATACAACAAGCCTTCAAATGACACTCAAACAGCTATTATAGGCGCAATAGAAAAGATTTACGAAAATGCACATATTGATACCATGAACTTTAAACGTGGAATCGCTTATTATGCTGCTTGTGAGATGTTCACTATATGGTATACAGTCAAGAGAGAAAATACCATATACGGTTTCCCATGCAGATATAAGCTAAAGTGCAAAACTTTCTCTCCTATGGATAGAGTGAGATTGTATCCTATCATAAATGAGCTTGATGATATGATAGCTATGTCATTTGAATATGATAAAGTGGTATCAAAAACCAAGACAATCACAATCTTTGAAACCTATACAGAAGACCGACATTTTGTATGGGAAAAAGATAATCAAGGAAACACATGGGAGGAAAAAACTGCACAAGTTATGGAAGATGGAACTATAGAAAGCGGAGAGCAGATAATAATCAACAAGATTCCTGGTGTTTATCTATGGCGCCCATTTCCTGTCTATGACGGACTTGGTGGTATACGACATGAATTGGAATATAGTCTCTCTCGTAACGGTAATGTCATATCTTACAATTCAGCCCCTATAGTAAAAGTGAAGGGAGGAATCAAAGGAAAAGAGAAGAAGGGAGAAAGCAGCCGTATATGGCGCGTAGAAAGTGATGGTGATATTTCTTATGTCTCATGGAATCAATCCCAAGATGCTGTTATTAATCAGACCAATACACTTTTGAAATTATATTGGATGCTTTCTCAGATGCCGGATATCTCTTTCGACAATATGAAAGGGCTCGGCAATATAGGCTATGATGCAAGACAAACATTGTTCACGGAAGCAAGACTTAGAATCATAGAAGAATCTGGAGCATGGAAAGAATGTTTTGAACGAGAATTCAATGTCATTAAAGCTTTCTTGAAACAGATGAATCAATCATGGGCTAATGAGATTGATAATATAACATGCAAACACATTATCACTCCATATATTCCAGAAGACGAGAATAATTCAATTAATATAAGAATGAAAGCCAACGGAGGACTGCCAGTCGAAAGTCAGTTAGAATCAATCGTAAAGCTCGGTCAGTCTAAGAACCCGATGTCCACGTTAGAGGAGATTAGGAAAGACCAAGCAGCATCAGCATTGGCACAACAAGAAGCATTCAATATTGGCGAACAGACAATGTAAACATTTCTCTTATGCCTAAAAAGAAAACAGTCGCTATACAAAAAAAGACCGACAAGTTCTGTTATATATGTGCTCATGTTTCCAATCCACGTAATAAAAGTGTAACTGGACAGTCTACACTTGCTACATGTCCTTTTGAGAAATACGCAGTATTATACCAAAGGGTATGTGTAAACGACCATTTTAAACCGAAATAAATGAAGCCCAAGATACCAAATCAGAAGAAAGCATACGATGCTCTGAACCTGCGACTAATCAAGTATATGTCGCAGGTTCTGAACATTTATGATAGAATTGCAAACCAAATAGCTATTGCTGTAGATGGTACAAATTACGATGGCTCTGTTGAATTTCTTTTCAGAGATTATCCTGAATTAAATCAAACAGTCAAAAATCTGATGTCTGATTATGCAGGACAGATGAATAACCTCATCTATTCTGGAACAACCAAGGAGTGGCAAGAAAGTAACATCATGCAAGACCTACTTGCAAGAAAGGTGCTTCGTGCTTATGATTTTGAGAAGGGAGGTGATAAGTATCAGAGATATTTTCAGCCTAATACAGATGCGCTTAAAGCATTCCAACAAAGAGTAGATAGAGGAATGAATCTCTCTCAAAAACTCTGGGTACAGTCACAGGCATTGAAGAAAGAAATTGAGCAAACCATTTCAACTGCAATAGATAGAGGACAGTCTGCTGTAGTCCTCAGTAAGAGAATAAGCAAATATCTCTCAGACTATCCCTCAATGAAAGCAGACTATGCGGAGAAATATGGAAAAGCGGTAAGCTGTCTTGACTGCCAATATGCTTCTATACGTTTGGCACGAACGGAGATAAACATGGCTTACAGAAAGGCAGAGCAGATAAGATGGAAACAATTTGATTTCATATTGGGATATGAGATTAAATTGAGCAAACGCCATCCTGCACCCGACATCTGTGACGATTTGTTGGGAATATACCCAAAAGACTTTGTTTTCGTGGGGTGGCATCCTAACTGCATGTGTTATGTTATACCGATAGTGATGAGCGATGAAGAGTATTATAACCCCAAACAAAGTTTAAATAGTTACAAGCCACTGCCAAGTGGTCTTGGTTCTTGGATAGATAAAAACTGTTTACGTGTACTATCCTCAAGCAGAAGAAAAACTTTGCCATACTGGTTACGTGACAATAAAAGTGTTAGAGATTGTGCCATATTGATAGGAAAAGCGAGGGAAAGAGGTGATGATTTTAAGAAAATAGGAGAAACTATAGCAGAAAAGGTAGGAGGAATCGTAACACCTGTTAATTATAAATCGTTTTCCTCTATGTATAGAAAGCTCATTACAGAGAATATCGACATCACAGACATCAAAGATGCATTGAGAAGTACAATTATTGTCGATAAAGACAAGTTAGAGGAAGTAGTTTACAATTTAAAGCATTTAGATATATTCCTCAGACACAAGGAACAAAAGGCTGAAATGTTCAATGGGTATAGTGGAAACATCATTAACCTATCTATGCCCAACAATATTGTGGCTGAGATTCAAGTAAATACAGCCAAAATGATTTATGCCAAAGAAACAGAATCAAATGCAAAAAGAATACTTGGAGAAGAGTTATGGAATAAGATACGTTCGGAAACTAATTTGCAAGGAGGATTAGGACATAAATATTATGAAGAAATAAGACTGTTAAACAAAGTTACAGACCTACCAAGGATAGAAAGACTAAAAAGATTTTCTGAAGAATATTATTCACATTTCAGATAAACAAAGTTAAAAACTTGTATAATAGAATATAAATTCATAACTTTACAACCGATAAAACATTAAATATGAATGAGTTAGAAATTTGGAAGAAGTTGCCCACAAAAGGTCAGATGTATATATACGACGATTCTGAAGAATTGGCAATAAGACTGTTTGTAACCAAAGAAGTTATAATGTGTAACTTCAAGAGAAAAGGCAAAAGAGAAAAATTGGGGGATTTCACTTCTGCCTTTATAAGAGAAAGTATATGTTACGGAAAGGAAATAACAAAAGAAGAATATGATAAGCTTTGATGAAGCAGTAGAAATAGCGTCCAGATTCCATAAGGGTCAAAAAGACTTAGACGGTAACCCTGTTATACTCCATCCTTTAGCGGTTGCCCTTATGGGAAATAATGATACTGAAAGAATAGTTGGAGTATTGCATGATGTCGTAGAAGATACAGACTGTTCTTTTGTAAATTTAGAGAAATTAGGCGTAGATAGGAATGTTATCAACATCTTAAAATTACTTACCCATACTAAAGATCAATCTTACAACGATTATCTTTTAGATATAATTACTTCAGGCAACATTACAGCTTTAAACGTAAAGATGAACGACTTGCGCCATAATATAAGTAGGAATAATGAAGATACAGAACAAAAGAAAAGGATTAAAGCCAAACACCAAAAGGCTTTAAAAAAGATTGAAAACTATCTAACGGCAAATAATCTTAAAAAATAGGTTATTTGCCGTTTTCTATACTCTATAAGCTTGTCAAATAAATTCTTCATATACTTTATTCATATATTCATAATCAGCGTGTTACAGCGGAAAATACACCCCTACATTACTTCTTAGTTTAAAAGTTTACTAAAGTTAAACTATTGGTTATCAGTAAATTACAAGTTTTTAAATTTGGTCAATTCAAAAAAAATGACTACCTTTGCAATAGATAATTAAAACAATAACAACTTAAAGTTAAAGAGCAATGACACAACAAGAATTTACACAAAGAGTAGAGGTATCTGTTTCTTCCACAGAATACGCTGCTATTGAAATTGTTTACATGAATAGCGACCTTGACAAAGACGAGTTCTGTAAACTATGGGTTAAGATGAATCACAAGAGAGTAAGCAAGGCAAAAGAAGAACGCATTGCCAAAGAAAAGGAGGAAATGCTGAGAGGTCAGCTATTTATGATATCAACAAAACCAAAGTGCAAAGACTTTACCAAGTTAGCAGACTGTTTTTATACAAAAAAGGAAAAGAAAATCCTTGAAAGAGTAGGAATATATATGGAGGAAGAAATTAATAGAATTAATCACTTTAAATCTGTATCTACCATAACATATGAAGTAGAGAAGTATTTGAAAATCATATAATAAAGTAAACGGTAGGGCTATGCCCTACCATAAAACGAGAAGAGCAATGAATACGATTAAAACATTTATACCATCTGAGTCAGTTGACTCATTCAAGAAATTCGCAGATAAGACACAGAAGAACGTGAAGGACTTCACTTACTCTTTAGGAAAGCCTTATCAGAAACTTTTTTATCACCCAGTAATAGAAGAGGATGGAACTGCAGGACACCTAACTAAGGTTTTCCATGAAGTGTGTGACCTTACAATCAACATACCAGAGCAGAGTGGTTGGAAACTCCTTGCTACATACAAGAATGATGCTTTCATTCCTGTTGACCCAACCAAGGAACTTGTTTTCAAGAATCCTCAACACGGAGCACATTACGGAAAATGTGACCATTGCGGCCACTGGTGCAAGAACGCTTACGTAATAGAGAATATCACTACTGGTGAAGAACTGCAAGTAGGTTGCGAGTGTATCAAGAAGTTTGGAATTGACGATATGTATTATATATCTGATTTTACAAGAAAACTATATGAAATATATAATTACAAACTCAACTATGCTACAGATAAGGAATATGGAGATCTTCTAGAATGGGGCGGCAGAAAGGATTCAAGCTACAAGAATGCTATCCTTAAAACGAACCTCATCATGGCAGCCAAGTCCCAGTACGAAATTTGCCCAGTCTATAAGAAGGGAACGAAGGTTGAAAACGTCCGTTACCGCTCGGCAACTTTAGAGGGTATCGACACTATTTTGAATAGTGGCAATTTGAAGGTAGATGAAACTTACGTCAAGGCAGTTTGCGAGTTCGGGGCAAAGATCCAGCCTAAGACAGAGTTTGAAGAGGATATGCTTACGGTTGCAAAGAACTTCTATTGTTATCAAGGTCAAGAGGTCTATGCCTTCTTCCTGGTCAAAGCTTATGAAGATAGCTTGAAGCCAGAGTTGAACATTCCGAAAGGCTGCCAAGTTAAGGTGTGTGGCAAGGTCATTCAGAAGCGTTTCGAGGAGTCTTACTACGGAATGATGGAAATCAACACCATTCTTACTGACAAGGGTGTTACCTGTGAACGCTACGGAAAGGTACCTACCACCGAAGATAAGCGCACTTCATTCTACGCACTTGTAAAAGGGGTATTCAAGGGAAAAGTTAGCCTAGACAGAGCTACCAAGAATCCTAAGAAAGGAATAGAAGTAATAAACATATAAACATTCAGCCCTCGCTATCACGGATAAAGCATTTCGTATGAAAAACATCTATGGAGAGACAGTTAAGCCTAAATATGAGATTGCTCTCAAACAACACGTAAAAGGTAGTGTTGAAAACGATTACGAAAGTATAGAGTTCTATGATGCTGATAATTATAGAGAAGCGGTTAGAAAGGCTAAGAAATATTCGTTAGGTATCGGGTCTGAAAACTTACGCTTTAAGGAATCAACATCATTAGACGCTGGTCTTGCGCAGGTAACTATAGTTTGTTATTATTCAGATGATACGTCTGAATATAATGAAGTATGGCAAGAAGAATATATTAACGGAAAGAAAACAAGGAGATATTAAGCCCTCGCTATCACGGATAAGTCAATATTATGGGAAAATGGTATTTAAACGAAAGGTGGAGTTCAAATGTATGTCCTAATAATCCAAGATATGCAGAATATAGTTCATTGCACGAAGCCCAAGAAGCACTCGTAAAAGAAAAGAAATCTCTAACAGAAGGATTTATCTCTGGTGAGTTAATAAAAGACGAACCCTCCCTTATAAGAGTAATGATGACTGTAAATTGGGTTGAGTATTATATAACATATGAATAATATGAAAACTCTCTCAGAATTAGTAGAAAACAAAGGCCACGTATTAGAGGACGGACAAGGCCTTCATTATAACGACATTTAAAAGACAAAGAGCAATGGTAAAGAGAATCTATAAAATAGAAGTCCAAGAGATTCTGTCACGCACGATAGAAATTGAATCATCTACAGCTAAATCTGCAAGAGAAAAGGTTGAAGAAATGTATCGTAATCAAGAAATAATTCTTGGCGGAGACGATTTCAAGGAGAAAAGTATAAAAATAGTATTAGGGTAGAAATTTCTACGCTTTCTATTTGTTATTCAAATAATTTTAAGTATATTTGCAAAAAGTTACAAGATATGAAAATTTACACATCATACTTCGCAAACAGCAAGAAGTTACACAAGGATAATATTGTAGTTATAGGAATAGCTTTGTACCCTCCTAAGTGGTTTGTCGGACCTTCGTTGAAAATGGTATCACCATCATACGACATCCTGCACAATTCACAAGACCATGAGGATTACGAAAAGCGTTTCTTCTCTGAAATATTAGCTCATAGAGACCCAAAAGTATTCCTCTCCAACATAGAGAGATTGGCAAATGGTAAAGATGTAGCTCTTTGCTGCTACGAAAAGCCTGACGATTTTTGCCATCGTCATTTGGTTGCAAAATGGATGAACGAGAAATTAGGTCTTCAAATCCAAGAGTATGGGGTTTCTAGGAATCCAACATACACAGAACAGAGTTTGTTTTAGTAAAGAACATTAATATACCGTATGGTTGACGGCTCGGAAAGACGAGCATTTTTGCGTGTATAGTAATTTGTTTGACTAAGCGGAGATAGCTCAGTTAGTAGAGCGCAATGAAACCATCATTGAGGTCGTTGGTGCAGTCCCAACTCTCCGCTCTAAATACTAAGAGCATGAAAGTTACAATAATTGGAGCAGGAAACGTAGGTGTTGCTATAGCGACAGACCTTTCTATTAAAGGTCATGAGGTAACACTCCTAAAGACATCTTCATACAAATCAGAGCCTTTTGATAGACTTATCAAGAATGACAAAAGGGTTTTTCTTAAAGAAAAATCAGTTTATACAGAAACCGCAATCAACGAGGTTTCTAAAGACCTCAGCAAGGTTGCAGACGCAGAAGTTATATTTTGTACCATTCAGAGTAACTATTATGAAGGATTGGTAGAACGTATCCATCAGTATCTACATAAAGACCAAATTGTAGTCTGTATTTGTAGCTACGCATCATCATACTATTTTGAGAAGTACTGTCAAGATTTGCCCATGCTTGTTGAAGCCACTGGTCCATACTTGGAGGGACGAGTTGAGTTGAATGACAAGCAGAATGAGGTTGTCTTCCGTGTAGGTTGTAGGCTTGAAAGATGTCCTTTTGCAGCGTCTCCATCACAAAAACAAATGGAGAAACTAGATAAACTGCACAATCTTTGTAATAGCTTTAATCATGAGTATTCTGTGCTTGAATCGGCTTTACTTAACCCAAACATGGTTCTTCATACCGTAGGCTCTATTATGAGCCTATCAAGAATCGAATATTCAAAGGGAAACTTCTGCATGTATCGTGAAGCATACACGAGAAATAATAAAGCCACATTGGATATTATGCTTAAACTTGATGAAGAGAAAAAGAAAGTTCTTAATACGCTTCATCAACGACCTATAGACATCTTCAAAGCAGGTGGTTTTTTAGGAGATAATAAGTTAGAAAGCTTTTATCGTTACTCAGAATCTAGTGATAGAGCCATCAGCCCAACGTCTGTTCACTCAAGATACATCACAGAAGATGTTTCACAGGGATTGGTGCTGATGGAAAGTATTGCCCATCATATAGGCTTAGAGCTTCCAGTTACATCATCACTCATTACGCTTGCAAGTGTAGCTTTAGGGATTGACTTCCGAAAGACAGGAAGAACTATTCAGAGATTAGGTATTGTTAACGAAATAGATATGCTTCATGAATGTAGATAGCGACATAAAAAACAGAACATTCGGTATTGAAATCGAAATGTGCAATCTTGAAAGGGCGAAGGTAAATTTGCCCGAAGGTTACTCCTGGAGCAAGGAAGAGAGCATTGATAATACCGATTGTTCAAGCAATAAGCAGTTTGGTGGAGAGGTGAATACCCCTCCACTACATCTTTGCTGCCTAAAAGAGCTGCATGACCTCCGTTCTGTATACGAATCGATGGTTGCTGCAGGTGGTAAGATTAAGTGGAGTATAGATACTCATGTCCATATATATGTAGGCGATTTGACAGTCGATCAGCTAAAGAAAGTATATCTATTCTTTTATGTCTGCTATCCATATTTTAAAAGATATGCGAAAATTTCAGATTGGGATGAAAACATATTCAATGCAAAACCTATTCCTACAGAAAAATATTTCGAAGGAGTAAAAAATGCTCAGACGTTTGATGAATTACAAACCCTCTTCACTAATCAGTCTAAGAAGGGATTCATACGTCATGCAGTGAATATTTCAGCATATTTTAAGACAAAGACGATAGAATTCAGAACGTTTCATGCAACTGATGATTTCTATCGAGCTATGAATTGTGTGTATTCTGCATATCGCATATTCTATTACGCCATAAGCCACGAATTGGAAGATTATCAATCCATAACATCTTACAAGCAATTTTGTGAGGTTACGGGGCTTAAATATGATACTCCAGAAGAGTTATGTCCACTCCTATATCAAGGGAATCCATATAGCGCAATAGAAGCTTTTATGACTATGCCTTTGCCCTACAATTCTAAAATGGTTTCAGTTCTGTATGATGCCATAAAAGCTAACGGGCACAAGGAAATCTGCATAGTAAATGGCTTCATGTATTACTATGAGTTATTCTTCCTTGATAAGGTGGAAGTATCTATATACTGCCAAGATGCCTACTGCTATCTGCTCTATATGTTGGCAAATGGCAAAACATCACTTACATATAAGGATAAGCTTGCATGGTTAGAAGATTACAATAACCCGACACCATCAAGACAGCTTGCTTTGGCTCTTTATGCGGTGAAACTGCAAAAGTATTTCATGAGCGAATCGGCAAGAAATAGTGCCATCTTCGAAGCGTTGAAAATCAAGGCAAGGGAATCTATCGAGAAAACCGAGCAGGTAAATGAGCGATTGATGAGATTACTCACAACATGTGATTTCCATGTCGGAACACTAGAAGAAGCCATTAAGAATAAGAAGGTAATCTTCTTTAATTACGGAAGAAAAGAGAAGAATCAGAAGAGAGCATTCAAACTCATTTCTGAGAACAGTGACTTAAAATCGGACTTTTCAGTCGCAAGAAACGACTATTACAATCTTGTGGAAAGTATTCCTAGCGATAGCTATTTCTACTATTTTAGCAATAGTCCTTACCTGAGAAACTTGCATAAAATTGCTTTAATGGACAGTTCAACTGGTGAAAGGTGGGCGGCCGGAAGATACTTATACTGCAATAAGCCAATTGTAAAAAAAAGTGTAAACACATCGTATACTTCGTTCAGAGATGAGTGCAACGAGATTGTCCCACCAGACAACTTAGAGATCAGCAACCCAAACTTGTTGAAAATAGAGGTAGTTTCACCACCGCTGCTGAAGAATCTTCAAAGAAAGTATATCAAAAAGATAGATCAAGTTTCCAGTGCGGTATTCCCATTTGTGGTTAAGTATGATAAATATACTCTTGGGGGATTTGGATTTACGTTATCTAAGTATGACAAATACGACTTGTTCCAAATTTCGGATTTTTGCACTAACAACGCAATTCCAAGGTTGAGTAAGCTAATTCTTTACTGCGTTTTATCCGTAGGAGTACAGAAATATCTTAATAGGAGAATGCACAAGTTTATCAACAAGGTTCTATCTCTTGCTTACACACATAAGCCAGTGAGTATGAAATATCGTGGTGTGTACAAAAAAGTTAAAGAGCACTGCACATCATCTTATCTTGCTTACGAAGGAATACTTGGTCTATACCCTACGAGTAAGGAAATCATCGAGAAATATCAAAAATCGTTAAAGAATGGAAAATGAAGATAGATGGAAATACGCAAAAGTTGATATAAACCTCATAGATGAGGTAGAAATCAATGCAAACGAAATGTCGGGTGAAGACTTCGCCCAACTAACAGACAACATTGCTAAGTCTGGATTGAGTAGTGTGCCTACCTGTATCAAGAAGGATAATGGTAGATACATCATGATCAGCGGTAATCATCGTTTGAGGGCTTGCAAGAAACTGCACTATAAAATGCTTGGCATCTTATATGTAGAAGAGAGCGAGATTACAAATGATGAAGCTATTGCTATTGAATTATCTCACAACTCCCTTCATGGTGAAGCTAATGTTAGCATTTTGAAGAAGTTGTTTGCATCAATTCAATCTATCGACTTTAAGAAGTTTGCCCATGTGAACATCGACGAGATTAAGCCAATAAGCACAGAGGGTATAGATGTATATGCCATGCAGGAGAATTTCGTATTCACCATCATCCTCTACCCTAGTTCATTTGCTAGTCTGGACACATTGTATGGAGACATTCGTGAGCAAGCTCGCAAAAGTGATGCTCTAGTTCTAGCTTCCGAAGAAGATAACGAGAAGACCCTGCTTAAGATTCAACAGGACATAGGTAAGGAGTTTGGCATAAAATCTCCAAGTATCTCATTTGCCAAATTGCTAGAGTTAGCGAGTGAACGTTTAATCGAAATAAAGGAAGGAGAAAAAGAAAATGATTTGGAGCATAACAAGTAAAGAAGAGATGGAGAGCTATGGAATTTCTTCCGTCTTCAAATATTATCGAGAAGCCTTAGGAAAAGATAATGTCAAACTAGCTGTTGTAGATGAAAACGATAAGCTAGACTTCTTACAAAAGGAAGATGTGGCATTACTTAGAACCGCAAGTGAATCTCTCATCAAGACTATCCGAGCAAAAGGTGTAAAAACAACTGCAGAGGATTTCTCTAAATACGAATTGGTTAAGGATAAGGAAAAGGTCTTCCGTTTCCTTTGTTTTAGCGGTATTAGGGCACCGAAGCAATATCAAAACCATTTATCATCATTACAAGAAGGTAAGACATATTTTGTTAAACCTAGATATGGCAGTGATAGCTTTGGTATATCAGAGAAAAGCATCTGTCGTACCCCAAAAAAGGTAATAGAACAGATGAGATACATTAAAGAAGAGCTTGGAATGGAAAGTATAGTTGAGGAGTATATTGCTGGCTCTGATTGCACAGTAACGTGCATTAATAACTGCACAACAAACGAGCTACTTCTGTGTTCAATCTCGATTGATTGCGACGAAACCAATGGCATCCAAACACGAGACTGTAAGGTTGGTTTTAAAGAATGCTGTTCAGCAATAAATGATGTTGAGTTAAATCGTTTGGCAAGCGAAATATTCCATTACTTAGAATTAAAGTCTCACGCAAGAATTGATTTTCGCAAGGGAATAGATGGTAGATATTATCCTATAGATATCAATCTGCTTCCTGGGCTTGGTACATTAGACCATCTTTCGAAATCACTTTTGTTGTGCAAGAATATGTCGTATATAGATGCTTTGAAAGCAGTCATAGCATCTGCAAGTTAGAAAGGTTGATTATGGCAAAGGTAAGAAGAACAGAATTAAAAAAGATTGCCGCTGCTTACGAAAAGAAGGGCGGCAATATGGCTGCTACGGCAGTAGCTTTGGGCATTACACGCCAAGCCTTATATAACTGGAGAAAAGAGGATGAGAAGTTAGCCAAGATGTTGGACGATATAGATGAAGGCATTCTTGACTTTACTGAAAGCAAGTTGGTTGAAAAGGTGAACGAAGGCAACCTAACTGCAATAATCTTCCTTCTGAAAACCAAGGGCAAGAAGCGTGGCTATGTCGAGCAAGTAGATAACAGATTAGTAGAAAATCCATTCGAGAAGTTAATGAAGGAGCTTCCCGATGATGATTAGAAAGGAGGGGAAATGGGGATATAAGCAATGATACGAGAGTAATGAGAACTGGGAGTTTCTTATGCAAGACGTATTATAAATAAAAGATAGTAATATTTCACAATAAATAGGAATGAGGAAACGAGGATATTACGAATACGAAAACGGAATCTATCCGCAAAAACTTTGGGTACATATCGGAAAGGATTTACCCGAATTGATAAATGCGGAGTTTGATGGTTGTAATCCACCAAATGACGGATATGAAGGCGTTGCTTACGACAAAGCTATCAGAAAGAGTGATGACAGATATGGAGTTTTAGTTTCGTTTAAGAGTACTAAAGATATGACTATGAGCGTTTGTTGCCACGAAGCTAGCCACGCTTGCGATGCAATAGAAAATGGTATTGGTATGGAGCACGGCGATGAGCCTTCTGCCTATCTGATTGGTTGGATTGCGTCTTGCATCAACAAGGCTCGTTTGGGTATTGGTGATTTTGTAGAGATTAAGGATAGAGAAAAATAATATTATAAAGAAGATGTCTGAACAGAAAGCAATAAAAAAAATGATTGCATGGCGCAATGATTGGTGTCTCTTCGCCAAAGAAGTCTTGAAGGTTCACCTTGACGAAGAGCAAAAGGCTATATTGCGTTCTGTTCAAAAGAATAAAATGACAACGGTAGCCAGTGGAACTGCAAGGGGTAAGGATTACATCGCTGCCGTAGCCGCTTTATGTTTCCTCTACCTCACTCCTCGCTTTGGTAAGGATGGCAGTTTGGAAAAGAATACCAAGATTGCCCTTACAGCGCCGACAGGAAGACAGGTAACAAACATCATGATTCCAGAGGTAGCACGTTTATACAAGAAGGCTGGCTTTCTTCCCGGTCGTTTGTTGGCGGATGGTATCAGAACCAATTATGAGGAATGGTATTTGACTGGTTTCAAGTCTTCCGACGACAACATAGAGGCATGGTCGGGATTTCACGCAGTAAACACCATGTTCATCGTAACCGAAGCTTCGGGTATCTCAGATACCATCTATAATGCAATCGAAGGTAACCTACAGGGAAACTCTCGATTGCTATTGGTATTCAACCCTAACGTTACAACGGGATATGCAGCCAATTCCATGAAGTCTCCTCGTTTCAAGAAGTTCAGACTATCATCCCTTAACGCAGAGAATGTAGTCAGAAAAAAAATTATTATTCCTGGTCAAGTTGACTATGAATGGGTAGCTGACAAGGTCTCAGCATGGGCACAGAAAATCAGAAAGTCTGAGTTTGATGAAGGTCGTGGCGACTTTATTTGGGAAGGAGGCTATTATACTCCCAACGACCTCTTCCGCGTTAAGGTTCTCGGTATATTCCCGAAGGTTTCAGAAGATACCCTCATCCCTTACGAATGGTGTGAGATTGCACATAAACGATGGGAAGAGCTCAAAGAAAGTGGATTCATCACCCATAAACCAGTACGCTTAGGTGTCGATGTAGCGGGTATGGGTCGCGATAGGTCTTGCTTCATTCCAAGACAAGGGAATTATGTATCAGAAATAAGATGTCATAACTCAGGAGGAAGGGCAGATCACATGGCAGTCGCAGGTCAAGTAGCTAACTATCTTAAAACGGATCACCGTAACAAGGCATTCATTGATACAATAGGTGAGGGAGCGGGTGTTTACTCACGATTGATAGAACAGAATATACTAACAGCATTCTCCTGTAAGTTTTCTGAAGGAGTGAGAAACAAACATGATGTCACTGGTTGTTACACATTCGCTAACATGAGAGCCTATTTATTTTGGTGTATCCGTGATTGGCTTAATCCAAAGAATGGCTTTTTTGCAGCTCTTCCACCAGATGAAGAGTTAGACCAAGAATTGTGCGAGCCACATTGGTTCTTTCAGTCTGATGGCTCCATCATCATAGAGCCGAAAGAAGAAATCAAAAAACGCCTCAAACGCTCTCCCGATAAGATGGACGCACTTGCTAATACATTCTATCCATATGACTATGATAAGGATAATGATATTCAACTATTAAATAGTGTTGTATAGATTTTGAAAATCGGTAATAAATTTGTAACTTTGCAGTCGAATCGTTGTTTTAATTATCTATTAAACGATTCATTGCTCTTAGTGCATCTTGACCGTGAGGTTAGGATGCCTTTTTTTATTTCCCATCATTCCCCAATTCATTACTCTAAAGCTTATTTAAGCTGTTCTAAGCTTATCTAAGCTTGTCTAATAAATTCTCCATATACTTACACATATTTTCATAATCGGTGTGTTACAGCGGAAACATACACCTACATCACTCCTTAGTTTAAAAGTTATCTAAAGTTAAACTATTGGTTATCAGCGAATTACAAGTTTTAAAATTTGGTCAATTCAAAAAAAACGACTACCTTTGCAATAGATAATTAAAACAATAACAACTTAAAAATAAAGAGCAATGAATAATAAAGTACAAAAAATCGTTTCAACTTTTTCGTCAAACGAGCAACTGCTACTGAAGTCTATTATCCTTAAGGGAAAGGGAGGGTTTAATGAATATCCACTCGATGGTGAAAATATGGTAAAAGTCAGAATGTATATTTACACCACTAAAGACGCAAGTAAATCATACCGCTTAAGAGGTATGAATATATCATTAATGTTCAATTCAATGTTCCAGAAATTTAGAAAGTCTAAGCTTGAACATGTCAACCTCCAAGTCAGTTGCTGCGACGAATGGCTTGGAGGTGAAGGAAACGGAGATGTATTAGTTTTTACAACAGATATCTATAACGAGTTCGAAGAATGGGCACAACAAAACATGCAGTTTTGTTAGTATTTAGTACAAAAGTTTACTAAAGCCAAACTATTGGTTATCGGTCATTTGCAAGTTTTAAAATTTGTTCAATTGCAAAAAATGGCTACCTTTACAATAGATAATTAAAACATTTATAAAAAATAAGAGCAATGAATACAAATGAATTAACAGACAAGCAGAAAAGTCTAAGATATTCGATAAGCATTGACTTCGAATGTATGAACGAAAAAGGTTATACAAGAGAGTCTGCACTAGATTGGTTTAAGACAGACGAATGTGAAGAAGCTTATGATGGATATATTGTAAACGGCATCTATGAACCTACAAATGAAAATTTTTCAGATGTAGTTAAAGAAGTGTTTTTCGATTGCGGATATTATAAAAAGTGGTAACAATAAAAAGACTCGAATTGATTTACAACGGAGTAAAATCGGAGTTCAACGCTTATGAAAACGGTGGACGAGGTGGCACTATAAGTGGGAACGAATGGATTTCATGGTTTGTCAAATATTCTGTTCGTCCAATTCATTACTCTAAAGCTTGTCTAAGCTTGTCTAAGCTTGTCAAATAAATTCTCCATATACTCTATTCATATATTCATAATCAGCGTGTCACAGCGAAAAACAGATATAAACATTACTCCTTAGTTTAAATGTTAGCTAAAGTTAACTATTGGTTATCAGTAAATTACAAGTTTTAAAATTTGGTCAATAGCAAAAAAATGACTACCTTTGCAACAGATAATTAAAACAATAACAACTTAAAGTTAAAGAGCAATGAAAAGATATTATTTGATTTCGTCGGAATATGACATTAAAAAACGTGAAGCAATCCTTAGTACTATTAAGGATAAAGCAATTGCTTCTTACGCAGACCTCTCAAATGACGAATACAATAGTTTTGCTTTCACAGAGGATGAAGGTAGAGAGGTTTATAAAAACTTGATGCAAAAGTATCATACAAGTGCGGCTTTCTTTGGAGATTCATACTCTGAGGAAGATATTAAGGATATGAGACTTGATAAGTATATAACATTTTAATGTATAGAACAATGGGAATCAACAGTAACTAAAGACAGTATTAGTTACAAGTCAGATGGTAATGTTAGTATTTAATTATAAAAAATAAGAGCAATGAAGCAGACAATAAACGTATCAAGCAAAGCAGAGATTAAAGCAGCAGTAACAAGCCAATTCTGTAAAGGTTGTTATAATTACTTTGAAGGTGAAATTAGAAACGGAAATCGTTATGCGAGAGTATCATATTATCATACAAACAATAAGCTTCAGATACAAGTAACATATTGGGAAGATGGAAAGGATAAAGCTGTAGACTGTGCTTCTCATTGTTCATCACCCAGTGGATTGACCCAAAAAGTATCTAAATTCTTGAATGTAAAATAAAAAAATAAGAGCAATGGATATGATAAGTAATTTGGTTGCAGAGGAAAAACCAGAATATAAGATAAAGGAAAGTGGAGATTTTTCATCACTTACATCAGTTGAATTATTAGCAATATTGTTTGGCAAGAGTTCGACATCAACTCTTCAAAAGGCAAGGGGTATTCTTAATCTAACAGATGGTAGTATAAGAGGTATCTCTAAACTTACTACGAAACAGATAAGAGAAGTAACGAATTTCACAGAACAAAAGGCTAATGCTGTCCTTGCAGCATGCGAACTTGGACGAAGAGCGCAAATAGAAGAATCCAATAATATCAACCTCGGTAGTGCATATGGCATATACAACTTCATGAAGCCACGAATAGGTAGATTAGACCATGAAGAAGTTTGGGTAATGCTAATGGATAACGCCTTTAATCTAAAGAAGGTAAAAAAGATAAGCAGCGGAGGACTTACAGAAACTGCATTTGATGTGCGTGTTATTTTAAAAGAAGCACTTCTCAATAATTCTACAGTGATAGCCGTTGCACATAATCATCCAAGTGGTAATAAAAGACCAAGCAAAGATGATGATGGAGTAACACGGAAGCTACAACAAGCATGTGACACCATGAGAATAAAACTGATAGACCATGTAATCGTAACAGATTTAGGTTATTATAGTTTCTCAGAAGAAGGTAAACTATAATTCTATAGAACAGCAAATTTTCTTCAAAAAATGTTTGCTGTTCAAATATTTTTAAGTATATTTGCAAACAAAAGCGTGTGAAGATGCACGTGACAGAACCGTTCGTAATCATTGCTCAATTTATATCGGGTTCTAATAACGATGGTCTGCCTGCATTAACGCTCGCAGACCATTTTTATTTAATCACAAAAGCAATGAATAAGTATTTAAGAAAGGTTCTTGAAATGCTGAAAACCAACAAGGACATTAAGGCATTGGGGTTCAGCCGTAGAGAGTTAAAGGGTATCGCTGCCAATGTTGCCGATAAACTGAAACTCGAAGAAGATGCTACTGACGAAGATGTTAGTGAAGCAATCAGTAATGCAATTGATGATGTCTTGCCATTACTGAAACTCACTCAATCGGCAGTAGACCGCCAAGTCCAAGATTACAAACGCTCTACAGATGACGACCCAGATGACGACCCAGATGACGACCCAGAGCCAAATCGTACTAGTCCATCAAAGAAGAATCCCAAGAGCAAAAAGGATAGCGATGATGCAGATTCCGCTACCCTAGCTGCACTCAAAGAACTGAAGGAGGTAGTCACAGCTTTACAAGGTGAGGTTAGCACACTTAAAGCTGGTAATACAACTAACAGCAGACGCACTAAAGTTGAGAAATTACTATCCGATACAGGTAAGTTCGGAGAAAGACAGCTGAAAGCCTTCTCTCGTATGAGTTTCAAGGATGAAGAGGAATTTGAAGAGTATCTCGAAGACCTAAAAGAGGACATCGAGGCGGAGAATCAAGAACGAGCCGATCGTGGTCTTGGAAAGCTCGGAAATATTCCTGCTCCAGACAAGAATCAAAACAACAACAAGGAGGAAGAATTAATGTCAGATGAGGACGTCAAAAAGTTGGCTCAGATGTAATCATCTATTGTTTAACTTTAAAAAAGCAAACATGTCAGTTTACGAAAATTACGAACCAGATCGAAAGAAGGTTGACTCGGGTATGGATGCAGTCGTAATCCGTCAGTATAACGGAGGAATCACTGGCGGCCGTGCCCTTGATTACACTGGCTTCGTTGACGAGGTTATTAAGGCTGGCCACCTAGTAGTAAAAAAGGAAGTCGATGGTGTCTACGAATACAAGCCACTCGCAATCGAAGCAAGTACGGGTAAGTATCAAGCCATTCCTGCCGATGGTACACTGCCTGCAGGTGTTGTTGTGCGTTCTCGCCTAAAGGGTGAGGCTGTAGCAGTCATGGACGATGGTCGTGTTAATGATGCTGCAATGCCTTATCAGTTTAAGGACGAAGACCAGAGAACTGCTTTCAAGACAGCTCTACCAAATCTTATTTTCGAGCACGATTAAATAGTGCTCTAGTGTTAAATTAATAATTGCACAGAAGTATGCATGAATCTCTTTTTATTCAGTTTATAAGGACAATCTTTCCTAAGCTCAGTCTGTACGTAAAGGAGAAGGAGACCCCCAAAAACCGTACATATCTATTCAAGAAGATGTTGCGTGAGGTCTACTCTGCAGACCAGAAGTGGGAAGGAACATCAGCAAACACCACTTATGTTGCTGCTGACATTGTGGAGATGGATTCTCCTTTGCCATTGAAGAAACGTGGTTCTATAGCCACATCAAATGGCAAGCTACCGAAGATTGCCATGAAAAAGACTCTTTTTGAGTCAGACATCAACAGTGTCAATATTATGAAAGCGCAGTATGAGAATTTGGTAACGAAAGCCAATACCCTCCAAGCGCAAGGTCTTGTAGAGCAAGCAGCGGCAGCAAAACAAGCAGCAGATAATGCAAAAGCTCGTATCATCAACAAACTTATGAATGATGGCGTAGCTTGTTCTGTAGGTATCGAAGAACGTAACGAGTTGAACTTCTTGGCGGGTCTTTCCAATGGTATTATAGCTGTGGAGGACGAAGATAACTCTGGAAAGGCAATCCGTGTCAACTATGGTTACATGCCAGCTAACAGCTTCCGTACAGCAACAAATGGAGTAACCACAAGAGACGACTTCGAGAAAATCTTCGAGAAAGCTAATGCGGATGGTAACACCATCATCAAGGTATTGCTTGCAAAAAATCAGTTGAAGAAAATCCGTAAGGAACAGTGGGCAAAGGAACTTGTTGCAGACTATGAAGGCAAGACATACACAGAAGACGCCAAGTTGAAAACCCCATCAGAAAGATCTTTCTCAGAAGCCTTTGAGGACGAGTTCGGTGCTTCAATTGAGACAGTTAACCGAACGGTTGTCATTGAAAAGAATGGCAAACAGCATTCAGTAAAGCCTTGGAATGAGGACAATATTATCTTTATATGTAACGAAGAGGTAGGCTCACTTGTATGGGGTACACTCGCAGAATCCACAAACCCTGTAGACGGTGTAAAATACAGCACCGTAGATTCGTACAAGCTTATCTCTAAGTACTCAAAGAATGAGCCTTCTTTGCAGGAGGTAACATCAGGACAGGCTCTCATACTTCCTGTTATCGAAGACGTAGACCAGATATATATGCTATCTACAAAGTCAGAAGAGGTAGATGAGGAAGCAGAGAAAATCGACACTTCCGACGAGTACACCACCTATAAAGGAAAAAAGTACAAGAAAACCGACCTTATCTCAGCTTTAAAAGCTGTAGGTGCAAATGTCAAGTCAAATTCTACGGATGAGACTTTGGTAAAGGCACTGAACGCACTTAGTGATGAAGACGAGGAGGCTCTTCTTTCACAGTTAACTGAACAGTAAATTTGAATTACAATGAAGACAATAAAGCAAGCGTTAATAGACGAAATCCATTACCCTATTCCTTTAGGGTTTGTAGAAAATAAGCTGATTGAGCGTCAGCTTGATGGTGACGATGATTATACATTCGAGGTCGCCCAGTCCAAGGAATGGAAAGGTGCGCTTGCTGATTGTCTGTACTCTCTCATACAAGCTGTAAGCTTATCCGAGTCAGACAAGAGCATTGGAACACTGTCTGACAAGGATAAGGAAAGGCTGTTAGTTCGTATCAATTCACTATATAAAGCTATTGGAGAAACCCTAGCTTTGGGTCAACCAATGGTCTATATTGGTTGTTAGAAAATGGCAGTATTGAACTTTTCCGCCCACACGCTCGACTACAAAGAGATAACAGGCGGGTATGACAACGATAATGGAGACTGGGTACAAGGCTCTGAGAAATGGATAGAGAAATATTGCAAGTGTGACATCGTTCCTGCGGGAAAAGCAAATGTTATCACTATCCCAGATGGCTCTATTCAGCACTATTCTTACACGATATACAACCTACCAAGAACATGTAAGGATTTTGAGTATGGAGACATTATCAGAGTTAAACTCTTTGGCAAGGAGTTCAGAGAATTTAAAGTGCTTGGATTCCATCGTTACCAACTGCAATGCAAAATATGGGTGTAATGGGAGCAAAACTAGTCAACACTCAAGACCGTATACAAAGATTCTTCAATGAAGCGTTTGGAGTTATCAGGAAGGAAATACTTACCGCTTTTTCAAAATTAGGAGAAGAGTGTACTGTAAGGATACGAGACCGTTCTGCTGAGGAAAGTTGGATAGACCACACATCTAACCTTAGAAGTTCAATAGGTTATGCCATATATGATTATGGTATAAAGCTTATAGAATCAACCTTTGCTACTCTTGGAAGTGGCGCAGAAGGATCGTCTGAGGGGAAAAAAATGGTGAAAGAACTTGCTTCAGAATACTCTAAGGTCTTTGCATTGGTAGTTATCGCTGCTATGAACTATGCAGGCTTTGTAGAAGCTAAAGAAAACAAAGATGTGCTTGCATCTACAGAATTATGGGCACGTTCCGTCGTTGATGGAAAACTAAAGCTCGCTGTGGAAAAAGCCGTAAGTATAATCAATCAGATTAAGCTATGAAATCGGATATTGACATTAAGGATGATGTGTACAACATTATCTCATCCTCCAAATTAAAGACTGCAGTAACAGGTAGTCTTTGTAAGCGAGGAAGACCATACAATGGCACAGGTAAGACTGGCAAGGAAGATATTTGTATCTCCATCTTAGCTAACAGAACTTCGCAGATACAAGAAGCTTTCGTGAATGTAAACATCTACGTTCAAGACCAGACCACCACCAAGAAAGGCAATATCCAAAAGGAAGAGAACACGGCAAGGCTTCGTGAGTTATGTCAACTCTCTTTCTCTATCTTCGAAGCGGTTCATGGATCAGATTTCCGCTTATCCATGAACGAACAAAGGGTAATAGCTTGCGAGGGCACAAGTGAGCACATCATTAATAACAAATTATTGTATCAAACCATAAACGATTAAGATTATGTCAGTAATTACATGGGGAAAGCCATCCATCTATGTTCGTGACCTTAGTGCTGCAACCAACAACTGGAAGAAGCTTGATACTCCAAAGGAGGACACTACTCAGTTGAACCCTACCAAGGGTGATACAACAGAAGCTAAGGAGGAAGGTGGCGGTATTGTCGATTCCAAGACAGCTAAGTCTACCTACGAACTCGTTTATCAAGAGTTCATCAAGAAGGGCTTATCTCAGCCTTTCCCTACCATTGATGGACTTATCGAAGGAAACTACGCTATCGCTGTTCAGCCGGAAGATGCAGAGAACCCTGGTTGCTATATCGGAAAGTCAACAGTAAGCGTGGAGGAGTCATATTCTTCAGCGGATGGTGCTTTGATGCAGTACACCCACAAGGCTCTTGTGCCAGAGGGTGACGAAGTAGCAAAGACCACCAACAATAAGGGTGAGACCGTATATTGCCAGTTCCGTTGGCGCATCATCACAGCCAAGAAGGCTAAGGGAAAGACAGACGAATACGTTCTCACATTCAAGCATCCTGCAGGTGCTACAGACACATCAACGGAAATAACCGTTCCAACAAACGGACAAATCGAAGGTGACGTTTAAGGCAATATGTTGATTTCTTCTCTCCCTTCTGCCGATTGAGGGTTATCAGTCGGCAATCTACCCAAGTAGCTCAGTTGGTTAGAGCGAGACCAAATCCTGTCCTGTAAAATCCAGTTGGTCTTTAAAAAGATGGTTGAGAGACGCAGGTTCGAGTCCTGCCTTGGGTGCTAACAAATTTTATTGGCTTATGAAGAATGACATCGAAATTGGCACAAAGATAGCCATGGTGTTAACAGATACACCACTAGGCATACAGGTAGGTAGAAGGCACATGTTCATCTACCCTCAGACTTTAGGCAAGATGTATTTGACAGCTCCACTGATTAAGCTGCTAGGCATCAAAGATGATAACCTAAAGCTGAATCCCCTCATTGAAGCACTCCGTGTAGTAGAGGAGAATCGAAGTCTTTGCTGTAAGCTAATAGCCTACCACACTCTTCAGAAGAAATCCGATATGCTCAGTTCACGCATATTGAAGGCAAGAGAAAACATCATCTTCAAGTTCTGTGATAATGATGACATAGCTACCCTTCTCATCACCATACTCTCAGATAACAAGCTTCACGACATCATCACGGAATGTGGGATAGACAAGGAAGCGGAGCGCATGGAGAAGATAAACCAAGCCAAAGACTCCAGTAATCAGTATATCTTTGGTGGCAGAACCATTTGGGGCTCTCTCATTGACGCAGCTTGCGATAGATATAAATGGACCATTGACTATGTTCTGTGGGAAATATCATACAACAACCTCACGCTTATGATGAAGGACAAGATAACTTCCGTCTATCTATCTGACGAGGAGAGAAAGAAGGCTCACATTCCATCGGCAACAGAGAAGGTCTTCAGCGGAGATAACAAAGAGGACATCATGGAGCTGATTAGACAGAGTGAAGACAATCCGATTTAACCTCCAACGACAACATGAACAAACCAAAGAATAAAGGTTTGAAATAGGAGGTGCACCTTTACGTAATTGACAGAATAAAAAAATGGCAAGTATCAAGTTCGACATAACTGGCGATAATACTTCTGTTTTGAGAGCTTTTGCAGGCGTGCAAGCAGGAGTAAAACAAACTGCATATATAGTTGAGCAGCAAGGACGAAGCATAGAAAACGTATTCTCGCGCATCAAGTCACTTGCTTCTGTTGCGTTTGCGGGATTCACAGCCAAAGAGATAATTACCACTATAGGTACTATCCGTGGAGATTTCCAACAGTTTGAAATGGCTTTCGAAACCATGCTCGGAAGTGCACAGAAGGCAAAGATGATGATTGCAGATATGGCCCACCTTGCTGCTACCACTCCTTTCGACATGAAGGGCGTGGTAAGTGGAGCGAAGAAACTGCTTGCATACGGCTTTGCAGCTAATGAGATAACAGAAACCATGCGTCGGCTTGGTGACTTATCTGCTGGCTTATCATTGAATCTCGAAGACATCACATGGCTCTATGGTACAACAATGGTACAAGGTAGATTGTTTACCAGAGATCTGTATCAGTTCACTGGTAGAGGTATTCCATTAGTCGATGAACTTGCCAAACAGTTTGGTGTCACTAAGGAAAAAATCTCAGAACTAGTAACAGCAGGCAAGGTTGGTTTCCCAGAAGTCAAGAAGGCTATCGAAAGCCTTACCAATGAAGGCGGCAAGTTCGGTGGATTAATGGAAAAGCAATCTCACTCTATCACAGGTCAGATAAGCAATATCAAAGATACCATCCAAATGGCTATTAATGATCTTGGCACACAGACCGAAGGTCTAATGAATGACGCTTTATATATTACTTCTAAAGCAGTCAACCACTGGCAAGAAATTGGCGAAGCTGTTCTTTCTGTTGCATCAGCAATTGGTTTGTATAAGGCAATGGCGGTAAGTGTAGCAGCCTTCGACTCAGCTACGGCAAATGTAGGCTATGCTGCCGAGCTGTCAGCTCTTGAATCTTTGCTCCCTATGAAGGAAGAAGCGAAGAAGACAGACCTTGAAGAAGCAGTAGCCAAAGGTCAATTATCAGCAGCACAGGCAGAGCTGGTAGCATCTAAGCGTGAAGAGGTTGCGGCTTACGTTGCAGAGTTACAAACCAAGGCAAAGGCTATGCAAGATGAGGTTCACGCATTGGAGAATAAGCTTGCGCTGCAAGATAATGAGGTGCAATTGCTTCAAGACGCTTATGATGCTCTAGACGATAATGTATCAGCAGAAATAAGAGAAACGGCAGCAACAAACCTAAATACGGCAGCAAACGAAAGAAACAATATTGCTAAGCACCTCAAAGCTGCAAGGGAGAATGCGGCAACGGCTGCAACTAACGCTAACACCGCGTCCCAAGGTTTAAATACCGCGGCTACCGCAAGAGACACCGCAGCCAAAGGAATATGGGCACAGGTTACTCTCTTATGCGAGAAAGCACAGAGGGCATGGAATGCTTCTATGTTCTCAAGTCCATTATTTTGGATAGCAGCAGCCATAGTAGCTACTACATATGCTGTGTATAAGCTTGCTACTGCAGAATCGGCTCACGAAGCAGCCGTAAGAAAATCCAATGAAGCATGGGATGAGTTCGATAACAAGGTTAAAGAACGTCAGCAGAATATAGAAAGCCTTATCAGAACCATACAATCTGAAACAGCAACGGAATTCGAGAAAGCAGAAGCCTATCAAAGGCTTACCAATCTCGCACCTCAGCTTACAGAAAAGTATGACCAAGCAGCCATTGCTTCCCTTGAATTTTCCAAAGCGCAAAAGGAAGTTGCGGAAAGCATGGACGAAGCGAAATATGGTAAGGCTATAGATGAAGTTAATAAATACAAGGAAGAGGTAAAACAGCTACATCAGCAGCTGTTAAGTGACGCAACCTACAACGGAGGAGGTCAAGGAATACTACTCAGTCGTCAATTAGAGACAGCAGAAGCAGCATTAGATCGTGCAGAGGACAGACTCAACAATATCATTTCCCTACGTAATCAAGCTGCCGAAAACGCAAAGCCTATAGAGGTTCGCTTGCAAGAAGCGCAGGAGAATGAGAGTGTTCGTCAAGAAATCTTTGACTTCTACGATGAAGCTATGACGCTAGCTAACGACTGGCAATCAGCCAACGAGACCATCAACTACGCCACTGGCGAGAGTAGATTGGACGCATTCATCAATAAAGCTCAGATGGAAATAACAGGTCTTCGTGAAGACATCAAGAAGAATCCGGCTGATCTGAATCTCCGCATGCAGGAGTCTGAGAAAACAAAGGTTCTGGACAACCTCTTAGCGATGAAGCGTAATTGGGCGATCACTGGCGCAACGACAATTCCTTTGATTTTTAGGGCTCAATGGAACACCGCCAAACAATCCCTCAATCAAGCCAAAACAAAGGCACAAGCGTTGTCTAATGCGGGTTCTACGGAAACCTACCAGCAATCTTACAACAAGGCGCAGCGTAAATACAACGCAGCCCAAAAGACGGTTGCTGATATGGAGAAAAATAAGAGCAAATACACCACTGCTCAGTACGAAACCGCCATCCAAGACTTGAAAGCAGCCAAGGATGCCTACTCTAAACTAGGTGGTGATGTAAGTGGAAGAGTGGCGAAGGCGGCAGCAACGGCACGTAAGACTCGCATCAAGGAAGAGAACAGAGCTATCAAAGTCCAGGAGGAGTTAAACAACCGCTTGAAGGCTTTGCAGCAGAAAAATACTGACGAGACTATCTCCCTCATGTATGAAGGCACGGAGAAGAAGCTTGCTCAAATCAAGAATGACTATGCCAAGCGCAAAGCCGAGATTGACAAGCAGGAAGCCGAGTTCAAGAAGAAGAACAAGGAAGCTGGCAAGAAAGAAGCCCTTACTTCTGCTCAGTCTAATGCTCTCGGTAAGGCAAGAGACCTCGCTACCCAAGAATACAACAAGAAGCTTGATGAGGTCAACAAGGAAGCCCTCACCTCGATGCGCGACTACTTGAAGGAGTATGGTTCTCTCTATCAGCAGAAGCAAGCCATTGCCGAGGAATATGAAGAGAAGATAGCCAAGGCTCAGACGGAAGGCGAAAAGCTCTCCCTTCAGCAGCAGAGGAAAAAGGACCTCCAAGCCATCGAGATAAACGCTATCAGACAGAACATTGACTGGGGAAGCATCTTCGGAGACTTCGGTGCTATGTTCAAGGATCAACTGGAGCCAACTATCAAGAAGCTGCAGGAACTCTCCAAGAGCACAACAGATGTCAACGAGCAGAAGACCATTCAGGAGCTTATATCCAAGCTACAAGGCTCTGCCACCGTCTGGGATAGCGATATTTTCAAGAAGGTCTCTGACGACATCAACACCTATCAGTCAGCCATGCAAGGCTATATTGATGCCCAGGAACGAGAAATAAAAGCAGCAGAAGCAGTCACCAAGGCTCAAGAAGACCTCGCAAAGGCAAAGAAGGGTGGAGACAAAACAAAGATAGACAAGTCAGAGGTAAATCTTGCCTTAGCACAAAAGAATCTTACTACAACATCGTCCGATGTTAGAACGTTCGGTTCTACAGTACAGAAGGCAACCTCAGACTTACAGACATCTGCTCAGAAGGCAGTTTCTCAGTTCCAGCAGCTTGAAAATGGCTTGCAGGGTCTCACATCGGGGTCACTCAAAGGCATAGGAAACTCCATTCTAGGGCTTGACAAGCTTTTCAGGGGTAATATGCAGAAGGACGTTGCCAACACGCTTGCAAAGGGCATCCAAGGGTTGCTCGGTAAAGATAGTGACGCAGCGAAAACTCTGACGAAAGCTTTAGGGGATAGCGGTATGGCAGGTGAAATAATCTCAGCAATACTCGGCATCCTCGATATTCTGAAAGATGGCTTCGGAACACTCATCAGTAATCTCATGGACACGGTCTTTGGCGCAGTAACGGGCATCCTTGATGATGCTCTATCGGGTGACATCGTAATGAAGCCATTGAAGAGTATCGGAAACAACGTTTCTCATATCCTCAACACGCTTTCATTCGGTGGCTTTAATAGTCTGTTCGGTGGAGATGGTAATGCAAAGAAGGTAAATGACACCATAGAAAGGCTCACGGACAGAAATACCCTCTTGCAGCAATCCATCGAGGATTTAACTGACGCAATGGAAAACTCCTATGGCTCCAAGGCAACCTCATACTACGAGCAAGCCTATAAGAATCAGCAGGAGACCAATCAAAACTACCTTGACATTGCAAAGGCGCAAGCAAGCTATCACGGCTCTCACCATTCATGGAACGCTTATTGGAGTGGCTTCAGTAGTGAAGAAATGGAGTGGATCAAGAAGAACGTCAAGTCTGACTTCAATGGCGACCTCTTCTCCCTCAGTCCAGAAGAAATGAAACTTCTCCGTGGAAACGTTGCTATATGGGAGCACATAGAGAACACTGGTAAGGGTAACTATGGCGGTCGCTTGACAGAAAAGCTGAATGACTATATAGACCAAGCCGGAAAGTTAGATGAGCTGACAGACAAGATGAAGGAGAATCTTACTCAGATTACCTTTGACAGTATGAAGGAAAGCTTTATCTCTGACCTCATGGATATGAATAAGTCAGCACAAGACTTCGCAGACGATTTCTCGGAAATGATGCAGAAGGCACTTCTCTCCTACTCCATGGAAGACCTCATCAATGGTGACTTGAAGAAGCTCTATGATGATTGGGCAGCTCTCATGAAGGCCAAAAACGGTCAGCTTACTGACGCAGACATAGAAGACTTCAACAAACGCTATGAAGACATCGTCTCGAAGGGAATTAAGCGCAGGGATGAATTGTCTAAGGTGACAGGCTTCACTGGAACATCATCACAATCGGCTACAAGCGGTGGTTGGCAGTCTATGGGTCAAGAAACAGCGGATGAGCTAAACGGTCGTTTCACAGCTCTACAGATTGCAGGAGAGAATATTTCCGCTAACATGCTTACAACTGTGGCGCAGATGGAAACAATAGTGGCAACTGGAATATCAACCAATGGGGCGGTCGTAGAAATCCGTAACATGATGATAATGACCAACAGCTACCTTGAAGACATCGTTAAATACGCTAAGCTCACATACAACGAGTTCGGCACTAAGATAGATGATATGAATAAACGATTAAAGGAAATTTGACCTACAACGGTTTTTCGCTGCTCAACCCTTATTACTATACTCACAAATAGGAAAAGAGGTTCACAGCGAAAACCAAGTGGGTCTAAGCTAAAATAATAAGACATGCCTAAAGGACAACTCATAATAAATGGTAAGGATGCGTTCAGAGAGTATGGTATCTTCATGGATGACACCGCGCTCAGCACGCTTATGACACCTGCTCCTAACAAGGAGTTTATAAGTAACAAGTATCGCTCCAAGAATGGCAAGCGTGTTATCAAGCACAATCCATGCTTGGACGAGCGAGAGATAACGGTAGGATTCCATTTGTCAGCAAAGGACGTAGATTCCTTCTTGTCGAAATATGAGAAGTTCTGCAACGAAGTTCTTGCAACAGGGGAAATGGTTATTCACTCCTCCTTCCAGCCGAATGTATGGTACAGGTGCATTTATCTATCATGTACGCAGTTTAGACAGTTTATGAGGGAAATGGCATCATTCAGCCTAAAGCTCAACGAGCCAGACCCAAGTGACAGAGGAGAAAAAAGCAAATACGTAACAGATGATACAGATATACAGAAATAATCAGCCGTTCTTCGCTCTCGAAGATGTTTGTGATGGTTCTAAGATGTCACGGCAGCTTATGGACCATCACTACATCGTCTTGAAGTTTTCTACAGAAGAGCCAGTCTATTTTGAGATTGGTGACTCTGTGGAGATAGCTGATTTCGGTCTTTTCGTCCTTACATCTGCATACTTCCCGAAGTATAACGAAACCACTGACGGTTACGACTATGAGCTGCAGATGGATGCCTATTACATGAGCTGGAAGAACAAGATATGTAAGTATCGTCCTCAGTACGGTGCTAACGAAACATCATTCAAGCTCACAACATATGTTTCTGTACACATAAAAGTTGTTCTAAGCAACTTAAAGGCCTTAAATTATAAATACCACAACAAGGATTTTTCAGTCGATTACACGACATATAATAAGGAAGTGTTCGACACGGAAAAGAGATTCCTTGTAGAGTATAGTTCAATAAGCATAATAGAAGCTCTCAATACGATATGTGAGACTCTTGATTGTGAGTGGTGGGTGGATGGTTCTATCATATACCTTGGTTACTGTGAAATGAATGGACAGACAACCTTTGAACAAGGTGTTAATATGCTGTCTATGTCACAATCAGAATCAAAATCATCTTTCATCACTCGACTGTACGCTTTCGGATCAGACAAGAACATACCTTCGAGATACTTCTCAGGAGCTGACGCAGATGTGACTACAGACGGTATAGCTACTGATTACCTCATGCTTCCAAACAAGGACGTTGACGAAGAAGGCTATTACAGTAAAAATGGGTATATCGAGAATGTAAATGTGGTCAAGAATGATTCACAAGCCATCGAAGGAGTAGTAAAGTTTGAAGATGAATATCCTAAGGTGAGTTGTGCCGTAAGTGCCATCAAAACGTATGAAAGCACTGTCGAAAACGAGGATGGAACAAAAAATACAGCTACATTCTGGCAAGTAACATCAAATGACTCTTTTGCAACGAACTTCGAAACGAGTTGGATAAAGAAGGGACTCAACCTTATGATTGGGTTTGAGAGCGGTGCGCTAACAGGGATGGAATTTGAAGTAAGCTTCAAGATAATAGACAAGGTTAACTATTTCGAGATTGTTGCCAATGACACATACGGTCGCACACTACCAGATTCTGTAATGTGTCCGAAGATAGGTGATAAGTTCTATCTCTACAACTGGGACGCAAGCAAGATAACAGATACACCTCTAATTCCAGATGCGCAAGAAGCCTTGTACGTAAGAGCAAAGAACTACTACAAGAAATCAATGGTGGATAACTCCAACTTCACCTGTGTTCTTGATAGTGAGAAGTTCTTCAACAACGGTACATACAACTATCACCCTCTTGGCGAGCAAGTGAAGCTCATCAATCCGTTGTTTTCGGATACAGATAAGGATGGTAAGCATTACCGTAACTCTCGTATCATAGGTATCGAAATCAAATTGGACATACCTTATGACAGTCCAACCTACATAGTGGGCGAGAAAGCAGCCTATAGTCGTCTTGGTCAACTGGAAGACAAGGTTAACTCTATTACCGTAAACGGTATACAGATAGGAAGTGAAAACTCCAATGGTGGAGGAGTCTATATTATCGGAATAAATGATACCACACCTGAGACAGATAGTAACGTCTATTCTGCACGTCGCACACGAAATAGCTTCCTTTCCAAGGTTCGAGCGGACACGGCAATGGGTCTTATCAACTTTGCTAAAGGCCTTGTCTCAAAGGAGATTGCAAGCCTACATGAAGGCGCACAGTTCGGAGAATCCTTTGCCGATGGTCAAGCAGGTTTCGGTGGAAAGATAGACGGTCGAGGTGTGGGCTATCTTGAATCCCTCACACTGCGTTCATTTATGGAAGCTCCTGAGTATCGCTTCAACCGCATATCAATACGAGTTGGTAACGACTGGAGAGCGGCAGGAGGTGGTATTATAGAGAGTGTAGAGATAGACCATGACGAGGAAGGAAACGAGCTGCAGAGAGGCACAGTATATCTTCACCTTGAAGACGGTGAGATAGGAAAGATAGCAGTTGACGACATCTGTCAAGGAATATGGCACGACCACATTACGCTGTCCAACAATTCCACAGACGACTACGACGATGGTATAGGCAACTTCCGCTTTGGTGGCTTCTTCACCGCCTACTTCCGTATAGTGGAGGTTATGAGCGTGAATGGAGGTATCAACAACGCTTTCCGTTACGTCCTCAGAAGTGACAAACACTGGAAAGCCTTACACCATCCTACAAGCATGATGCACTTCGTTGCTTACGGTAACTTCTCGGATAAGACAAGGCAAAGCTCTCGCTACTCTACCCTTACCTACGAGCGTTATCTGAAGGACGTGAACGACTGGGAGTTTACAGCGAACATGATAGCCGCACAATTCGGAGACCTATCAAATCTCAGTATCTTCGGTCTCAACATGAAGGGCTACTCTGCTTACCTCAACAACATCTACATGTCGGGAACAATTCAGCAGTTTATCAACCTCGGCAGGAAGATGCACATCGACCAAAGCCTTGGTGGTTACATGGCACCAGGCGAGGTTGAAACAGTTACGGTGAGCGTCCTTGACGGTTATATGCAAGACCACACAGAAGAATATACATTCATGGTGGAGCGAAACACAGGCGACACGGCAGCTGATGATGTTTGGAACGCGATGCCGGAACATATAAACTGCGGTTCTACGTTTGAAATCTCGTTTGAGGACTTGTACATCAACCCAAATCACGGAGGTATAAGCACCTTATTTTATGTGACAGCCGACAACGGCAAAGAAGGAGAGAGGGTGTCTACAGCAATAGAATATTAATTTATAAACATTATACAGAATGGCTAATAAAAAAAGAACATTTCAGTCGCAACGCAAGCACACACGACTTGACTTCTCGCCATTGGTAATAAGTTGCTCGTTGGTGTGTATCACGCCTGATTCGCCTACGGCACAAGCTGCAAACACGGCACTTGGGCAGTATGAGCCAGACCGCAAGATTACCCCAACTATAATCCGACCAGAAGTAAGAGTGAATGACCCCGATGGTATATACACATCGGGAATTAACAACATCAATCTTGCAAGCGACCAGCATGAGTGGTTTATTAACTCTAAACCTATCGCAACCGTATGGAAAGTTGGCGTTGACTACGACATTATCAAGGACAACACAGACGACAACGGCAGTCTGAAGGTTAAGAAAAACCTTGTGCCTGGAGAAGTGGCAGAGCTACGCTATAGAGGTAAATTCTACGACTTCCGAACAGGTACTAACAACAATGTCAGCGGAAGCGGAATAGTGTTGACAACAACAGACAAGGGCAGTAACAAAATTGATTGCTCTGTTGATTGTGAGTTGCTTACATACGACCCACTCAAAGACGAGTTGTTGTTTTACGAGTTCCTTGTGGCAGAAGGTATCGAGCAAGAAGGACAACGTGACAAGTTTGTTAACGGTAAAAGCTATGAGCGTACCGTGACAGTTACACTCACATCGGGAACATCAACGCTGACTGCACTGCCTAAAGGTTGGACAATGCGCCTTGTTGAGCGAGGAAAGGCAACAGCACTTGCCGCAAACACACTTGACAGACCAGAAATCACGGCTATCAGCTTCCCAACAATCAAGTTTGACCTTCGCTTCGTCTGGAATGAGCAATATGAGGTACAGATACTTGACGCTAATGGCAATGTACAAGCAAGTACGGGTATCAGCATTATACGCAACATGAGTATTCTGACACAGCATGAGGTGGCGAGAGGAAATGACATTGTGCCTGGACAGCAGCGTTACTTTAACAAGGGTATATTTTCAGCAGGAAGTCAGCTTATACAATACCCTCAGCTCTACTATGAGATACAATGGTGGACGCAAGCAAGAGTGTACGACACGACAACAAGCTCATACAAGTACGCGGACCGCATAAACCGTCAGATTGGCGAAAGTATGGAATGTAGCGTTGAATCATTGGGAATAGGTAATGAGAAGAACCTTTGTTGGTTTGACGTGGCAATGGACATTGAAGAGCGTGAACCTGCAACAATACTCACAACTGAAGATGCAAACACAGTACTCACAGATGAGAATGGCAATGTGCTTTTCTTCTAAAACTAAAGTTAAATGAGATACGCAATAGTAGATACAGACAAGGCAGAAGCCAAAGGGCTTAAAGCAAAATACCATATTACGAACAACACACGTTCGAAAATGGCAGTGAATGAAAACGAATTGCTCAAGATTGAAAGCGACCCTGCCACAGCTGCACGTCAGTTGGGTGGTGAGCTTTTAGAATATGAGCAGTTCAAGTCAAAACTTAACAAATGGGACGAATAACATATGGGTAACACAGTTAAAGGAGCGTTCACGGTGCGCTTTCTCCGAACAGGAGACCAAATCTTTATAGTTAAGAACGTCGTAAAATTCGACCAGAACGGAACTGAAAGTGGAGCTGCTTTGTTTCAGGCGATAGATCCTACGAACGGCACTTTGTCAGCAGATTGGAAAACAGACATCTACAATCAGCCTGCGCTCAAAGTAGGTCTTAGCAGTGCTGTAGGCAATCCTGTAACGATAACTAACATCAAGTGGACCTACAGAGGTGTGGAGCTAGCATTTAACGCAAGTGCGGCAACAAGTGGCAACTATGTAGGATGGCAGCTTTCAACGGACGGTAAATTTGCTAAAAAGGAGACAGACGGTTACTGCTATCTCCGTTTTATAGACAATGCTGCAAGTCCTACGGTGGTGTCTAACCAAATCATCGGCTTTGAAATTAGCTATATATGCAACAATGTGCGTGATATTTATAAAGGAACGGAAGATGTACTCATACAGGAGGCAGGAGCTGACAGTTACTCAGTGATTATAAGCACGAACATTGTATCACTCGAAGCAACAAAAAATACCGAAACAACTCTTACAGCCCGATGTATGTACGGCGTAAAGGACATACCAGACGATGAGTTTGCTGCAAATTGGAAACTGGAATGGTACAAGGACTTTGTTCTTATCGAAGGCCAGAACGGAAAAACCTTGAAGGTAACACGTGACGATGTTGACGGTAGCTCTGTATATAGCGTTAAGCTCCTGCATAAGGAAGGAGACGCATGGATAGTGAAAGCTGTTGATGCACAGAGAATAACAGATGAGTCGGACGAGTGGCAGATAAAAGCGACACCAGACGGTACAAATCCCGATGCCATCTCAAAGACAAGCAATGCAAAATATTTGCTCTCCTTAACACAGAATGGTTCTCCGTACACTAACAGTACAATCACGTGGAATTGGGAGGTATGGAACGCTATCAATGTTAAGACATACACAGGCTCAGGCTCAAGCGTGACTCTTACAGCGGATATGGCAAAATGTATACCCGATACGAACAACACCGACAAATACTATCACTCAGATGTGGCAGTTGAAGTGGAAGCAACAATATCGTAATTATTTAAAAAACAACAAATATGACAGCATTCAGTAAAATTACAGAACGAGGACTATCAACAACCCTTAACGAGACAGACTACATAATGGTTGTGGCTGGTGGCTCGCTCAAGCGCATCACTCTCTCCAATCTTAGAGCGATGATGGAGGAAAACCAACAGCAGTTCTTGGACGAGAACGCATTCTACATCGAAGAGAACACTGCATCGAGCAAAGGAAGTACAAGCTGCGACACTGGCGGCAGCAGCCTTATGCGTCAGATTTGGCTGTCTAAGATTACTGGCATCCTAATGTCTCCCGATGGCCACTATACACGTCTGAACCCAAAAGACCACCGATATACAGCGGATGGCGACCAAGTGGTGAGTAACGGTGCGGTTGTGGCTGCATATCAAAAAGCAGACTGGTTCGGCATGTTGGACGGTGGTTATTGGAACTTTATACAAGAGGTGGTTATCAGCGGTGTTAAGCACCTTCGTCACCACATATCGCTCACTCCATTGCCCGGTGGATGGTACACTAAGAACGTACCTGTAGGCATGTTTAAATGCTTTATGCAGGATAACCAGTTGCGAAGCATACCATTTGTCGTGCCTACTGGAAATATGAAAATATACGATTTCTTCAACCTTGCGCAAGCACGAAACAAAAATTATGGTTTGGCTGGCGAGCCTTTCCGCAATTTCCTGCTACAGTACATGATGGCTAAGTATGGATATCGTGATATACAGAACCTAACAGCTAAGGATGGTACTAAGATTTTCGGTCCAGGTCTGGATGGAACAGAAAAAAGCGCAACATCAACATTAGCAAACGGATTCGAACGACAGAAGAATATCAAGACAGGCGCGTGTCTCGCTCTTGGTTACAATGATGGCAAAGTTGAAGTCAAGGATGCAGATAATTACGCATGTCACAGTGTAAACGTAGGAGTATGGGAAAATCCATACGGTCAGTATTGGGAAACAGACGGACACTTATGCTCAGTAGGTACAACAGTGTATCAGTGGGACAGTAACTTTATGCCGAGTATTGATAAACCTACGGTAGACACATTTGCAGCGGTTGATTGTCGTAAGCTTACAAGACTGTCATCAAAAGAATGGGTTTCTAATCATGAGATAACGCTTGTCACAACGGCAGGAGCACAGTACATGAGCTATGTGCCAACTGTTGAAAAGAATGGCATTAGCTATAATGATGGCTATTCATACTCTGCTAATGGTCAGCTGTGGCTGTGTGGCGGTTACTCGGACGCCGCTTCGGCTTGCGGTCTCGAGCGTGCGTACGCGTCTGACGCTTGGGCGAGCACGTACTCGAACATCTCGGCTCGGCTTGATTATCATGGCGAGATTAAAGAGGTTACCTCAGCAGAACTCAAAAAGATACTCGCAAGTGCATAGAAATTATTAAAATCTCCCCAAGGGGGTGTGGGGGATAAATCCCCCACTCAAATCATACCCCCCAAAACTCCTTGCCCAAGCTCGTGGCAAGGTAGGCAAAGGATAAGGATAGCTGTGGCTGTGTGGCGGTAACTCGGACAACGCTTCGGATTGCGGTCTCGAGCGTGCGAACTCGAATAACGCTTGGGCGAACACGAACTCGAACATCTCGGCTCGAATTACTTCAACGTCTTTCGGAAACGGAGGACGAAATATAAGGACATTAGTACTGCGTCATGGGAAAAAGTCCGCCTTATCTGAGCCTCGGCAGCTGGTGCATAAGTATAGCCAGTGATTAGCCGGAACAAATCGAACTTGCGCAGGCAACGTCAGCGACCTGCCAGTGGTGTTAGTAAATCCAAATTGGAAGTTGAAAGCTCTGCACAGAGAGAAGCAAGCTACCGATAAAAAATACGAGTTACTTGAAAACACGAAAGACATGCCGAAAAGACAAGGTTACATATACGACCAGATGTGGCAATGGGACACATTAAAGGAAGCGGATAGAGTATCTACAAGACGTAAAAAGAACTACGGTGTAAAGAAGCACAAGAAGCAATGGATTAAAGACCTTGTGGAAGTTCAGAATATTATCCACGACCGCAAGATGCGAACCGACGAATATAAGCATATGGAGGTGAACAATGGCAAGAAGAGGAGAAAAATCAGCAAACTTAACTTTCATCCAAATCACCTTGAACATCAAGCCTTGGTCTTAGTAAGTCACGACAGAATAGAACGCACATTGATTTCGCACACTTATGCGTCGAGAATCGGCTATGGACAGATAGCAGGTGCGTTGCAAGTAAAGAAATGGTTGCGAGAAAAAAGTGAGGAATGCTTGTGGTATGCACAAGGCGACATTTGCAAATACTATGCAAACATAGCACATGCCGTGTTGAGGAATAACTTGGAATACCTCTTTAAGGATAAAGAGTTTATCGATGCCTACATGGAACCGTTCGAGAGGTTTACTATAAGCGGTAAGGGCATACCTCTTGGAATCCGACCAAGCCAAGACAGCGGAAATATAGCTCTTATGCGATTTGACAGACATATGAAGGAGGTTGCAAAAGCTCACCTTTACCTGCGATACCTTGATGATTTCGTGATATTCGGAAGAACCAAGGGCGAGGTTAAGAGAAAAATGAAAATGGCGGAAGCTTTCCTTAAAGAATTAGGTTTTAAGATACACGAACCTAAAATACGCCCTATCAGCGAAGGTTTAGACTTCCTTGGTTACGTATTCTACGAAGGTGGTGATATGTACTGGAGGAAGAGCAACAAGGTAAGTTGGCTGAAAAGAAGAACTAAGGTAACCAACAAACGCCGACTTCATGAGATAGACGCAGCAGCATGGGGAATGATAAAATGGGGAAATAAACATTGTAAAAGGTTATATAAAATGGAAACAGGAATAGATATGAGCGAACTCGGCATAGAACTGCCGAAGAAAACGGACAGTATGGGTATGCGCATTATCGACGCTCCTAAGATTACTGCATCAGTTGTGCTTAACAGTGAGCTTGAAGTGGTAGATTGGGTAAGAAACGTTGAGACAAGCTACGGCACGGGGCGTTATGCTTTGGAGGTTGTCTTCTATGGAAAGCACCATAAGCTCATTGTTAACACGTCAAAAATCAAGCAGATTATCGATGGTTTCGCCCTTGCCAACGTGACAAGCTTTACTGGCAAGTTCAAAGATGAAGGTGGTAATCATTTTTACTTTGACAATGTTAGAATCACAGGTATTGACAAACGACCTATAGGCAGGAACGAGGAAGGTAAACTCATTTTTACCGACAAGAATGAACCAGTTGACATGGATGCCATGAAAGCCAAGGGTGCGGAAAATGTCAAAAAGGAAACTGAAATAATGAAGAATGTGGAAGCTGCACGCAAGGCAGAACTTGAGAAAAAGGCTGCTGAACAAGAAGAAAAGAATCAAAACAAAAAATAGGAGGAAATAAAATGAAAAATCAGTATGGAAATATCAGACGAGTGTTTATGACAGAGAAGCCTATGGTATACGACCGAGAGACGCGTATAGCATACATGGACTTTCAAACTGACACACAGACGAAAACTAACACCGACAATGTTAGTAATACAACAAAGGGCAAGAAAGAGTCTAACACTATTGAGGGATACAGCGGTTTTGTTGTACAGACAGACGGTATCATCGATTACGGACACCTCAAGAGCTTGCTCATTGAAGCAGGTTATCCTCAGAAGGAAGAACATGCTATTTCTATCAACACAATCAGCGCACTCATGGCAAAGATTAATGGCAAGGAGCTGAGTGATGATGCTAAGAATGACATCGCTACTTTTGAGGAGTTTGACGAGTATCGCGGTCTGTGCGCAAACTGTGCAAGAGCGATAGTTGACATATTCAAGGTATAAACAATTAAAAAGGAGAGCACATGCCAAAACCAAAACTAAGAACATTCAAGGGTTCGTTCACTTGCAGGTGGGCTCCTTCGGATGGCGAGGATGGAGCATACACTGACTATAGCTACAACATCAGTAAAAACAAGACGAGTAAAAATTCATCCACTGCACCTACAGACTGCTATTACTCCACATGGCAAGACGCGCCAATAGCAACCACCGAAACATATCCTTTCCTGTGGATGAAGATGGAACGCAAGAACGACGCGAGCGACAAGAGCGTGAGCTATGTCTGTGTAACAGGTGATAAAGGCGACAAGGGTGACCCTGGAGATAACGGTACGGATGGCAACGGCATAGCGTCGCAGGTGTCGCTTTTCGTAGCTACAGACAAGAAAGCGGTGGCCTCGTATAGCAGCGTGTCTGGCTGGAGCAACCTCTTTCCGCAGCCTACGGAACAAAAGCCTTATGTGTGGAAATGTGTAAAGACTACCTACACAAAAAAACCAAACTCCTACTCTACTCCCGAGCTTGTGACTATCTATCAGAGCGGAACTAACGGCAATATCCTTCGCAATGCGTCATTTACCGATTCGGGCAACATGGAAGCGTGGGTAACACAAAGCAAGTATAGCATGTTGAGTCATAACGCACCGATTGGCGACGGTGAGGGTATAGATACAAACAACAAGCTGCATGGACATAACTCCTACTTCGACAGATGTAGCGGTGTGAGTGGAGCTGCTAATTACAAGGACGTGCTTGTACAGACGATACATCATCCTAACGGAGGACTAAACAATATTGTTAACGGTCAGTGGTACACACTGAGCTTTTGGGCAAAACGAGCTACCAATGTTATTACCCTTAACAAGACTGTATCCGCGACCTCCTATGCTATTGCAAACGTCTATCTTAAAGCAGGAATAGAGTATGCTATTAGTGTGCAAAGCACTGTATCAAGTGCATCATACCCTATTGTCACAGCTGTGACACTTAACGGCACATCGGCTGCAAGCTTAATTATTATGCAAACAGCCAGTGGCAGAAAGACCGACTATCTTACACCGTCTACAAGCGGTATATATGTAATACGCAGCATTGTGGGCGGTAGCACGGGCAAGGGCATGGTTACTTCCTATGCTGTTGACGATAGCAGAGACCTCACTACCTATCTTGCTCCAAGCATTGTTGACACAGGCAGCAAGATTTATGTGGATAACGAGGAACGCACACCGTCGGCAGACTTGGGTGTTGTATGGTCGTTAGCAAGCGAATGGAGCTTTTACACGCTGACATTCAAGGCGGCATCGAGCCTAACTGCATCGGTTAAGCAGCAGTTGTCCTTTAGACTGGACTCTGTGCCTCATGTAGACCTTTGGCGTAAGGTGTGGATATGCGAGCCCAAACTCGAAAGAGGCATGATGTACACAGGATATGTAGACAGTTCAGAAGATTTGAAGGGTATTCCTGGCCTTATAGAACGCACAAGTGAATGGGTAGCAGGAGTTGAGTATCACAACGACTCAAATCTGACTGGAGGTATAAGATACCGTGACATAGTGACCGTAACGGACACGAAAGGCAACTTTGAGATATACGTATGTCAGAAGACTCATCTATCCACGACTTCTAACGCACCTAAAACAGGCGAAGACAGCGCAGAATGGCTACACATTAATAATATGCAAAGACCTATCTACACGCCACTTATCATAGCAGATAATGCGGTGCTGCGATTTGGGCAAACGAACAGAATGCTCATCACGAACAGCAAGCAGAAGGTGCAAGGTTGCTTTGGTGGTGTTGAAGACGAAGTAAACGGCTATCCACTGTGGATCGGTGGAGAGACAGCAGAGAAGGCGAACTTCAGACTGAGGTATGATGGACACATGGAAGCATTTGATGGTTTGTTCTCTGGCTTTGTTTTTAAGAAGGAGGTAGTTATTACTGATGATAACTTATCTTATTACTTGGAAAAATCCCCTTGGGGTTATGATGCCATAAATCTAAAAAAAACAGGTTCAAGAATAAGACTTAAAATTAAAGATGCTTGTGACATATATATTCCTTGTATCTATCCTGAAGTGACAACTTATACCGAAGAACAGAAAGACTTGTGTCGTTCGTATATTGGTACTACATTATTGATTTACGTAGAAAGTGGCACTGCGGTATTTACGGGAAACTTCAAGATAAAAGAAACTGACAACCCTTCGAGCTATTCTGTGACAGCAGGACGTTTTGCCGCTTTAACATGTAGCATAACAGGCACGAATGACAAAGAGGATATATATTGGTTGATAAGGGTCGGAAAACAGAATTAAATAAAACTAAGACATCATGAAAGTAAGTAACGAATTAATTGACAAGATTAAACAGTTTGAGGGCTACCGCTCTAAAGCTTATAGATGTTCGGCAGGAGTGCTGACGTGTGGCTACGGTCACACTGAGGGAGTGACTGCAAGGACTACGTGCAACAAGACTAAGGCTCTTGCATGGTTAAAATCCGACCTTGAGCCGATAGAGAACTTCCTCTCGGCTGTGCCTGAGGTGGCGAAGACACAAGGGAGGTTTGACGCTTGTGCGGACTTCTGTTTCAATCTTGGAATGGGGGCGTTTAAGGTGTCTACGCTATTCAAACTGATACAGAAGAAGGCTTCGGTGGCTGCTATTCAGGCAGAATTCTTAAAGTGGATTTACGCAAGTGGCAAACCTTTGGAAGGATTGAAAAACCGCAGACGATGGGAAGCTCAGAAATGGGTCGAATAATTAATACATTAAAATAAAGAAAATGGTGAATAATATAACTGCAAGTACAGGACGTGCTGTTGTGGTCGGCACGATGGGCGTTGAAGCAATGACAGCACTCTACGATTTACGATGGATGCTTGTGTTGATAGTGGTGTTGATAGTGGCTGACTTTTGGTTCGGGGTGAGTGAGAGCTTACATAAACACGAGCATTTCAGATTTTCGAGGGCTGGACGGAGAACGTGCAACAAGGCGGTGGACTATGTGACGTACCTGATACTCGGCTCGGTGATAGGTCTGGCTATCTTTGAACCGCTTGGTTGGGCTACGCATACCACTACGGCAGCAATAGGCCTTGGCTTTGGCTGTGTGTGGGAAGTAGACTCGATTGTGGGTCATGTGTGCGAGCTGCATGGAGTGAAAAACAAATTCTCTGTCAAAAGACTTATCATTGCAATCATTAAAAAGAAGGATGCAGATGTAGGCGAAGCTGTTGAGGAAGCCTTGGAAGGAGACGATACAAACAAAAAATTAGAATAATATGGAAACAAAGAAAGATGATTTTTGGAGCAAGTCAATACTCTTAATGTTGGCACTTTTGAATCTGTTTATTATTGCTCTGTGTAGCTGCACTACGAGCAAGCCGATGATATATGAGCGTACAATCGTGAGAACGGACACGGTTATCAAGGCAGACAGCATGTGGCACAACAGATTTGTGGAAAACATTGTAGATAACGTTAGCAAGCAGTTTTCGTCCATCAAGGACTCTGTTGCGACCGTTGTAGACGAGCAAGGTAACGTCAAAAAACGTGAAGCTTGGCATTGGAGGGAAAACTCAATACAGACAAGCACGGAGAGAATCTTGCGTGACTCGCTCGAAGACATTAAGGGCAGATACTTTGCTCTGTTGACTATGAAAGCCGACTCATTAGACAAGGCATACAAGCCACCGTCTGCATACACAACACAAACTCCAACTTACAACTTATGGGAGCGTTGGTGCATCGAAGTAGGACGTGCTGTAACAATAGGATTAATAGTTTGTATTATATCATTGTTGATATATGCAATACGAAAAAAGAAATAATTAGGTTTGTCTTTTTTTATAAGGTAACAGATTGTTTTAGGATGCGCCTTGCTTGTCTGTGATAGATAGGTAAGGCTTTTTTCTTTTAAATTGCAATAATATGCCATTTTTATATGCGCACACAGTTACGATTTGTAAGTTCAAATTATTTATTTATAAATAAATAACAAAACAAACACAATAATTATATCATTTAGTTATATTTGCAACGACAACAAAAGATTTAAACTTAATGCATATGACAGATGAAAAGAAAATGGATGTCCTTGCAGTTTTGGATGGAATGGACGTGAGCGAGGTTATCTCGCTGTTAATAATGAGTGGTAACAGCTATTCGAGAAGACTACTAAAATTTATAAAATGGATGACTAAGTGGCTACCTATATGTATAATGATTTGGCATAGTTTTGCTATGTGGGATTTCTCGCAGAATCCGAGAGAAATGTTTATCGTGCATTCCGAACACTGGCCGAGCTACACATTTATTTACGTGTTATTGTATCTGCTGCCAATGGTGCTTATACTGTTTAGCAGATTCTTTTGGTTATGTTGGTTTTACAGAATACCATTCTTCTACTACTTCGGTGTAAATGCAATACACCTTACGTATTGGTCGTGGTATACAACAAAAGAAATGGTAATGTCGTGTATGTCTGTTATTGTTATGACAGGAGTGTTCTACCTATATTGGACAGCGGATTGGTTCTTCACAAAAACAAAAATAGGCAAAAGGATTTTCTTCTAAAGCAAAGGAATATGAAAAAGAAAGTATTCAACTATTACAACTTGGCTCTCATCTTGAAATCTCTGTATGAGAGCTGTATGAAGGCGTGGGAACAACAGAAAAACGGAGAAAAGGTAACAGCTTGCGGAATGTCAGATGAAGATATAGAAGAATTATGCGAAGATTATCTTCCGAATCTGATGAATCCTATGATGTCTAAAGAAGAAGTACAACGTAAGCTTGGTGTCAGTGAAGCTACACTCAACAGAATGGTAAAAAGAGGAGATATTCCAAACGGACAGCAAGACGTAGGAGGACACGTAAGATGGTGGAAGAAATGGGATATACTACCTTTTATAAGAAATAAGCATAAGAAATGATAGCATATGCTATCAACGTAAATAGCTTAATTTCAGAGTATAATAAAAAGTGTGAGCGTGTTATGGCTTTTTTGGTCGTAACACGCTAATTTTGTGTCTGTAACGTTACATAGTGTTAGTAAATCTATTAAGGTAAAAACTGAAAAAAGATTGTTATTATGGAGAGTAAAACTTACGTATTCGGAGAGAATGGGCCTACTACTGGTGGCGGTCTTAATAGCATTCTGGCTATGCTCCCAGCACTCATGCAGAAGCAGGGCGTAGACCCAAGCCTTTTTGCCCTTTGCAATGGCAAGAGCAATGGCAATGGTTGGGGCGAAAATCTATTCGCCATCTTGCTTCTCTTCATCCTCATGGGTAGAGGCAACCTCTTTGGAGGTGGCTTTGGTGGCGGTATGATGCCTAACGGACAAGGTGGCGTTGTTCCTATGCTCAACAACGATGCGAACACAGCCGTTATCATGCAAGCTGTTCAGCGCAATGGTTATGATGTTCAGAGCTTGGCAACAGCCCTCAACACTTCGAGCGACGCTGTAATGGCTGCTATCAACAGTTTAGGTCAGCAGGTATGCAACATCGGCAGTCAGATGGGCTTGAATACCAATCAGATAATCACCGCTCTCATGCAGGGCAATAACGCTATCGCTACACAGTTGGCTGAGTGTTGCTGCAAGACCAACAACGCTATCACCACAATGGACGGTAACGTAAAATTGGCAATGTGTCAGCAGACAGGTGCTTTGACAAATTCTATCAACAACGTGGCTGTTGGTCAGGAACGTGGCTTTGCTAATGTTGCTTACGAGACGCAGCGTCAGACTTGCGACTTGCAAAACGCTATCAAGGACAGCACACAGACTATTGTCAACGGTCAGAAGCAGGCTGAGATGCGTGAAATGCAGAACAAGATAGACGCTCTGCGTGAAGAGAACAGCACCTTCAAGTCTTCTGCTATGACTTCGCAGATTGTAGGTCAAGCTATAGCACCTATCAATGCTGTACTGACAGGTTTGCAGCAAGAAGTAGCGGGTATTAAGTGTAAACTGCCCGAAACAGCAACAGTAGCTTACAGCCCCTTTACTGCCGTTCCTAACTGTGTAGCAGCTCAGATGGGACTGTACGGTTTTAATGCCGTAAATGGTGCAAGCTTCTGGACTTAAAGAAAGGAGGACAAGACTATGATATGGGGCTATCCTTTTTCATGGGTCAATAGAAGAGGTTCGGCAGCGATAGGCTCTACTGGTGTAAAGGTAAATGCTGAGAACGTGGTGTTTACCTTTAAGAACCACGCTTTCGTTAATGCAAACTACAGAGGAACAATTTTCGTTAATCTGCTACAGGCAATACCGACAGGCACAACAGGCACGCTGCCAATCCTCTTTGAGACCAACGGCACTACACAGGCTGTTACCAAGTTCAATGGAGCAGCACTGACCGTTGCCGATGTAGCCGGAACTGGTGTGTATCAGTTTTGGTTTGAGAGAGATACTAACACCCTTCAATTAATGACGGGTATTGTATAACAAGTTAAAATTCGACTTCTATGTTTCAAGGATTAAGACCTAATAGCATATTTTATGTGCTTGACAAGTCGGGAGAGCCGACACTAAAAATAGGGCAAGTGGTAAACGTAAGCAATCCACAACCCAAGTTTCCTTCATATCAGCCTGGGCAGTTTAACCCCCAACCAATGGAAACAACTGTTGATGTAAAGGTTAAAATGCCAGATGGAGAGGCGGAGTTTAAACAATTGCCATCGAACGGACAGATTGCTAACTCGGGAGATCTCGTTGTATCTGAGAGCCGTGAGGCTATGAGCGCAGAGGTAGAAGCGATGCTCAGACACTCTAAAGAGGTGCTTGACAGTAAAAACTACCATGAAAAAGTGGTAAAGAACTGTGAACAGATGTTGGGTGTCCTCAATCCGCAGATAGCCAAAGAGAAGGCGCAGGAACAGAGGATCGGTAACCTTGAAGCCGATGTGAGCGGCATGAAAGGCACGCTGTCGAACATTGAGACTATGCTACAAAGAGCCTTGAACAAGAAGTCGAACGGTAACACTTAAAAATTGTACATTATGTATATGGTTGAGATTACAGAAAACAAGTTAGACGAACTTGTTGAGAATGCCGAGAAAATGCTTAAATACGGTGGCAAGGTAATGTCCTGCATTGAAAGTTTGAAGCATGGTGACGGTCGTATGGGTGAGCGTTCGCCTATGTCAGATTATCGGGACATGGGACGTGACGAGCGCAGACGCTATGAGCGTGGCATGGACTACGACGATGAAGGACGTTACGGAGAACGTTATGGTGGCGGCTACTATGGTGGTGGCAGACGCTACTAAGTAATAACTGACAGGTAGGGAATACTGTTTCCTGCCTGTCTTAATAATGAAAGACTATGGAAAAATGTAGAATGCCTTTAGATGTCTATGATTTGAAGCCTGATGCAATGATAGCCTATCTCAGATACAATGGTTATCATTTCAATAAGAAGATGTGCGACTGGGCGGTCGGTCGGATGCGCAAGGTTAACAAGGCGAGCGGTAAAGAAGAGCCGATTGAACCTATAAGTAAGGACAAGGTAGAGGAAATGATGCAGACCAATGGGCTGACCCTTGAAAACCTTGTGGGCTACGACCACGTGTATGTTGCAAATATGTGTAAGGCAGACTTTTGGGGCAAGTCCATAAAGGACGAAGCGAGCTTGGCGCATTATGTAAAGGACACAATAGACGATGTAGACCAGAAGGACGGTTTTGTGTTCAATCGCTTTTATGCCGACTGCTGCCACAATGGTATGCCTATACCTTGGGAAGATTTGCTATGATAAGGCGTGAGATTCATTTGGATCAGTATAGGTGGAGTATTACGTGTTTCATCGGGTACACTGCTGATGATACGGATGAGATATGTCATGCGTTAGAAAATATAGGCTGTAATGGCCACTCCCTTGAATCGGCATACAGGCATCTATCATTGTCGAGTGACGAGCGAGGACTAACCTACTCTAACGTAGACAAAAGAGAAAGCGTTGTCGCAGTTGGCGCATCGGATAACAGAGGAAGCGTTGTGAACACTATAGGACATGAACTCTTTCATGTAGTTGCGCACATCTGCGATAATGACGGTTTTGAAATGCAAAGCGAACAGCCATGTTACATAATGGGTGAGCTCTGTGAAAGAATATATGACAATCTAAATCTTATAAAGTGGAACT